TGGTATTTTATTTATTAGATTAGGAAGTAATGGATTACCATTAAAACATTATAATCCTATTAATAAACCAGAAGAGAATACAAAATATATAGAAAAAGAGATTATTACAGATGAATTAAGAAGTAAAAAAATAGTTTGTGTTGATCCTGGTTGTAGTGATTTAATTTATTGTGGAAGCAAAGATAATGATGGTAATTTAGAAACATTTAGATATACTCAAAATCAAAGAAGAGTGGAAACAAGAACAAAAAAATATAATAATATTATTGAAGAAGTTAATAATACAACCTATATAAATGAAAAGAATATTAAAGAAATTGAGAGCGTTTTAAGTCATCATAATAAGAAAACATGTCATTATGAAAAGTTCATGAATTACTTGATTGAAAAAAATAAATTGAACCTATTGTTATTTTCTCATTATGAAAAGTCCTTTTTTAGAAAGTTCAAATTAAACAGGTATATCAATACACAAAAAAGCGAGAGTAAAATGATAAAGAACTTTACTAAAAAGTTTGGTGAACCGAATGATGTAGTATTTATAATGGGTGATTATGATAAGGGTAGTAGTAATATTAGCGGTTTAGAACCTACAATTTGTAAAAAGTTTAGAAAAATATTTAAGAATGCTGGATTTAGAACCTATTTAGTGAATGAGTTTAGGACATCTAAACTATGCAATTGTTGCAATTGCGAGATATCACCCTTTATGATAAGGCAAAGTCATAAACCTAATGATATAAAAGTTAATAAAAAAATAACTATTAATGGATTACTTTCTCATCAAGAGGATAAGCAGAAATGCGAGATAATTCATAATAGAGATAAGAACGCCGTTCAAAATATGTTAAATATTGTAGAAAGTATATTTACAATAGGAAGAAGACCGGACATATTTACAAGAATTCATACATAGTCCACGCTATGTAATAACCAAATTTTTACTACTTATAGATATTTATTTTGCTGTTAAATCGGCATTTTAAATGTCCAAAGGTGTAAAAAAAGTAAGACAGCTCAAACCCCTTTGTTTAAAACTTAAAATAAACACTTATTTAATAATTATATAGAATATATTGTAATAAATATATTAATACTGCTGATATTATAATATTAATATTAGCATCAAAATTTGCGAGATATGAAGCAATTAATCCAGTCGCGATAATCATCATACTATCTCCAAGTATAGCTCTATATGATACTTCATCAGCATAATCTTTAAACAGATCAATCATTTTATTAGAACCTCTTGGAATTGTAATTATTATTAAATAAAATAAAATGTCATGAACAATCTGTATTACTAGAATAATTAATATTAAATTAATAATAGAAAATTTGTCAAAAATATAATAATATATTGCTCTTGCTAATATTACACCTAAGAATATTATGAGAACATCTGCTAATAGAGCAGACAATAAAAATTGTTGATACCATAACTTTAAATTTTTACCTAACATATTTGAATATGTTAACATAATAACCATTATTTCAACAATTAATATAGCTGTTATAATTGGCAAATAATCATTTATATTATCAAAGCCTGATATATCTTTAAACATTACTCTAATTTATATAATATATAAATATAAAAAATTGATTATTTGAATATGAAATTTATTTTTCAAAATTATTGTAAATATAAAATACGATGAAAATAATTAAAAATGAACAATGGTCTGTAAAGGAACTAATCTCTAAAATCCATAATAAAGATATAAGTAAACCACAATTTCAAAGAAAGAGAAAATGGGATATACATCCTAAAAATGACAATGATAATATTCCTAATGAGAAGGCGTATATACAATTTTTATATAATAACGAGAATAGTGTTCACGCAATTACATTTGGACAAGTAGTAACAACTGAGCGAAAAATATGTTTTTCAAATATTGATGGTAATAATAGAATTAATGCCATTAAACATTTTATAGACAAGCCATTTGAATTATTTAAAGAATATTTGAAGAATTTATTTGATTTGATTAATAGTCTTCCGTTAAATATTGAAGATAAAAAGACATTAGAAAAAATTTTTTGCGAATTATCTTACAATGAAATTATTAATTTTAAGTATAATATTTATTTTAATAATAAAGGATATGATAACCTTTATTTGAGAATAAAGGGTTATAGAGATGAATTTGAAAAAATAATAGAAGAATTGCAAATAATATTAAAAATTAAAGGGTTAGATAATTTTGATTCAATTGTAAAAATTAATGTTAATCTATTTGAAGGATATACGACTGATGAATTGTGTAAAATATTTGAAAATATAAATAAATATAATAGTAAATTAACAGAAACTGAATTATTAGCTTCACGACTATTTAATGAATATAATTTTGATATTACTGATAATATATTTAAAACTGAATTAGAAAAATATATTAAAGAATATTATGAAATAAAAGCAGATGGTGAAGCATTATCATGTTTTAATTATGAAGCAGCAGAACATAATATTAACGCACACGAATTTATTGTTGGATTTCAAAATTTATGTAATAATAAATATCCAAAAGTTATTGATATAAATGATGAAACAGATGGGTTATCTTTATTTTATAAATTATGGAGAATTATATATGGTAGCTATGATATAACATTTACAACAGAAAATGTTAATGATTTTATAGATAAAATTATGTATTCTTGTAATATTTTTAATGAAACAATAGAATCTATATTTATTGATAAAATTAATGATAAACTATTTAATAAATCATGTAAAAATATAATAAAAACTTTAAAAAAAAATAATTTGTTTGTTATAATAAGTTCTATAATTGGCTTTAAAAACAAAAATACGGCTATATCTATTATTAAAAACAATTTAGAAAAAAGCCTACTTTACCATTTTATGGTAAGAGACTTAAAATCAACAGATAATAAAGATGAATTTAAAATTTTAGATTCATTAACATATACTGCTGGTGGCTCATATATAGATAATAAAGCAAAACAGCTATTAACTAATCCTGAAAATATTTGTAATAGATTAACAGAAAAATCATTTATTAACTTATTAGATAAATTATTTAGCGAAGTTAATAATCCACATGAAAGGAAACTTGAAAATGGAAATAATATGATTGATAAACGTAGATCTTTAAAATTCTTTGAAAGAATCCTTATGTTCTATTATTATAAAGAAAGAATGCCATGTAATTTATTAAATAATGATTTTAGCATTGAACATATTTGTCCAAATAGTAGTGAATGGGAAGGAATTTTAGACAAAGACAGAACAGGTAATTTAATCCCTATTATTTCAAAAATTAATAGTTCAAGAGGAAATAAACATATAAATGAATATTCAAAAACTGTGGAAGGAAAACAATTTTGTGAATTTATAAAAGATATTATACCTAAATATAATATATATGAAAAAATTATTTCTCATAAGAAGAAAAAACCATTCATAATGAATAATAATTTATATAATAATATGTGTGATATAAATGAAGGAACGTACAAACAAAATTTTATTGATTGTATATTCAAATAAAGAAAATAAGCTATATAAATATAAAAAATATATAATAAATAATCACGTCAATTTATATTTATACTTTCTTTACGAAGTCATAATCCATTTTATCAGGTGTAAGAATAAAATGCGTAGGGTCATATATATGGCTTTCATAATATTCATAGTATCCAAAATACTCAACTATATGAAAATATTGATCACAATAATCTAAATTATATTGTATATCATAATTATCTCCTTTACAGTTTTCATAATTATGAATATATTCTTTAAATTCAAGAACAATAAGTTCTCTAAAACCATCAATGACATTTTCATTTTCTTTTTTTAAATCTTTTATAATAGTATCAAGTTGCGATGTAATGCTAACGCAGCACATACTATCATCATCATCTTCAATAATATTCTCTCTAACTAAATATGCTGTCTTTCTTGTATACATCAAGAAGTTTGTAATTATATCAAATATTTTATCAAAATATTCACGCGCTTTAAATCTGTCAATACTTAATTTGATGTTTTTATTTAAATTCGCATTTTTACAGATACATGATAATATCTTCGCCTTATCAATATCTACAAAATCAAATACTTGATCATTTGTAAATAAAATTTCGCTAATAAGTTCGTAATTGATTGTGCACATTATTTATTCAATAAGATGTTCAAGTATTCACTTGTTTGCTTGCTGTTTGCTTGTTGTTTGCTTGTTGTTTGCTTGTTGTTTGCTCGCTGTTTGCTTGCTGTTTGCTTGCTGTTTGCTTGCTGTTTGCTTGTTGTTTGCTTGCTGTTTGCTTGTTGTTTGCTTGCTGTTTGCTTGTTGTTTGCTTGCTGTTTGCTTGTTGTTTGCTTGTTGTTTGCTTGATGTTTGGTATTAATTACAAAACAATCAAAAAACAATCAAATTTTAAAAAAATAATTAAAAATTAGAACATTTTATTTCTAAACATATATTTAAATATAAAAGGAATAACTTATTATGAATATGAACTTGAATGACTTGTAGTATCTACGCCAATTCCATAAGTTTCTAAATTTTTAAATTTTTTCCTAATTTGTTTTGATATTTTCTTCAATAAAACAATATCAATATCATTATTATAAAATATTAAATGTTTTAAATTTACTAACTCGACTAATGTTTCTAAAAATACATTAACAAAATCCATATCAACATCTGTATCTGTTTCCGCATTAATATCTGTATTACTTATTTTTAATGTTTTAAGGTTAACTAAAACTCTTATTTGTTCAATAAATAAATTAAAATAACCAATAGACCCTTCGTATTTACATTGAAAATTGTTTATTTCCAAATCCTCTAAGTTTTGATAGTATTCAATATTATAAATAAATTTATCAAAATCATCATCGCTAAAAAATGATATATTATCTAATACTATCTTTTTTATTTTTGATTTATCAAATTTTTTTAAATCCCAATATTTTTCAAAAAAATTAGTTAAATTTTTATCAATTAGAGTATTTTTTATTTGTATTTCTTCAACTTTTTCAAATATTTTAGTATTACCTATAAGACCTATAAACTTTTTATTACTTGAAAATGATGTATTATCTAATATCAATCTCTTGATTTTTAGTTTATCTAAATTTTTATCTATAAAATCAATAATAAATTTATTAATTTTTAAATTGCTTAAATCTATTGTTTCTAATTCAAGTATTAATCTTTTTTTAAAAAAAGATGTATTTGCCAAGTATACTTTTATTAAGTTAAAAATATCTAAGCTATTTAATATTTTAATTAGTATATCATCTGGTATATTATCAAGTATTATACTGGATGTTTTGGTTTTTACTGATTGAGGTGATGTCATAAGTGTTGTAATCTTAGATTGTGATCTTGATTTAGTTGTTAATAGTGATTTTTTCAAATTAGAAGGCATATGCTAATCTATTTAATTACTATTTTTTATTTATTTTAAATATATATATTTAAGTTATTAAAATTTATTTCTAAATTAATGTCCTTGTTCCATTTTTATATAATTTGTATCTTTAATTGTAATTTTATCTCTAAACTTACCTATTCCTAAAAGATTTTTGCGCGTTCCATCATCTTCTTTGATTAAAAACCCTGAATATATATTAGAAATTGTATCAGGAGACAATGAATTTCTATCAAATATTAAATGTTTCAGATTTAATTCTTTTAATTTTGAAACAGTTTCCAAAAACGCAATAGCAAAATCCTTGTGATTATCAAGAATTTCATCTTCAAAATCGGTTGTTTTAAATGCTAATATTTTTACGTTAGGTAAGTATCTTATATTTTTTATTAAATCAATAAAATATGTATTTTTTGTTTTTTGTTCATTTTGTCTTGTCCAAAAACGAAATATTTCTATTTCTTCAACATTTTGAAATCTTTTAAGAATGAATAGAAAGGCCTTAAATGTTTCTTCATCTTGGATTTTTGTTTCATCAAAAATTAATTTTTTTATCTTTGAAGTATCTAATGTACCTAAATAATTAATTAATTTATTATCAATTTTATGTAAAGTTAAACAACCATCTTGTTGTAACCGCTGTAATGTACTATTTACAGATTCTGATGTATTAACTGACGGCATTGATAAACTATGCACGCCACCAAATATACGTGAATACCCATAGGGTTTTTTAGGTTGAGTTTTATGTGTTTTAGTTTTTGTTTTTTTTAATGTCGATGATTTAGATACTGTAAGAGGCACGCGTTTAGTAGGAGTTTTAGGAGAACCACCTATTTTAGGTTGAGTTTTATGTGTTTTACTTTTTGTTTTTTTTAATGTCGATGATTTAGATACTGTAAGAGGCGCGCGTTTGGTAGGAGTTTTAGGAGAACCACCTATTTTATGTGCTTTAGTTTTTAGCGTTTTTTTAGGTTGAGTTCTTGAATTAGCGGTCGTTGATGAATATTTTATTGGCGAAGGCATATTAGTTCTATATATATATATATATTTTTTTTAAAAAATGATAATTATATTTTAAATTAATATAAACAAACGAATTGGTAAAAATTTGAAAAGCAAAGAATTTATTCTAAAACCTAATAACTTATCAAATCCAAAATGTCAATAATAAATTATGAACTTATTAGCGAAATTTTATTTACAAATAATAATACCTTTGTAGACATTACTATGAAAAAAGCAAAGATAATATCACATGTTTGTAAGGCAGCAAAATGTAATAAAAATATTAAATTATGTTATGACAACTGTAAAATAGATATATATTATAAACAAATAATGTTTCTATCAATAAAAAAAACAGAGAAGGAATTTGATGAAAATATACTTGATGAAACATATGGTACGATGAACTTAAATATCAATAAAAAATACAAAAAAAAAATTTATAATATAATAATTAGTTTATTGAAAGAGAATGATTATATTATTGATGGTGTAAAAGAAAAAATTGTTACAGAACAAAAGAAACATATTTCTAAATTTTTCATAAAACTTCATGTACAACTTTTAATTGTTAGATCTTATAATAATATTACAGATGATGATGATGCTGCCAACACTTTTGAAAATGATTTTAATTATAATAATGTAAAAATTGAAATAGCATTTATTATTACAAATTACAAATATAACGCATATTTTCTTAACATGTTGAGTAAGACTCTTGTGTATGAGAAAGATGTGATAAATTATATTAGTAGTAAATATTTTACAGACAATTGGTATACAATTCCTATAATATTTCCTAAATCTATATTGGATGAGATATCAGCAAAGTTAACATATTAGTTAATTAAGATACAATATCTACAAAAAAGTAAAAAATATATATATTATTGTTTATATTTTTGTATTTTTTTACAAATATTTGATATATTTAGTATTTACTTTCTAATTCTAATACTTTTCTTATATAATCTATATTTATTAATGGAAGAATAGGAGAACATTCCCATAGTTGTGTTTTGAGAAATGTTTGAATATTATATTTAATTGGAAACATATGAAATAGACCAGAGTATATATCCAACATATATCGCTGATGTTTTTTAGAAAGCAATTTAACGCTATATTTTGGTAAAACTATTAATAACTGAATATATGATGGAACAAAATTATTATCATTATTTAATTCTGGAACTTCGTTAGCGATTGAATGGTTAAGAATATCTTTAATTGTAGGCGGATAATTATAAGGATAGTACCATTCACAATCTATGTTCATACCCTTATAATATGAATAAACCCAATATATCCCTTTAATATAATTATTACACGCGTTAAACATTACTGTAGAATCAATAGATATATTATTGTCAAATATAATTCTATAATATTCCTGACGCCATTTATTAGGACTACTGTATATAGTATGAATTAAAGGATCTTTATTTTTTAATCCATAATAATCACTTGGTGTATTTTTATTATCTGGAGGTCTTTTTTTGATATATCTTTCACATATATTATGTATATCTTCGTCTTCTGAATTTGCTAAGTCTTTAAAAATATTGATGAGACAATTATGATTTATTACACCATTCGCAACTAATAAGCCATTCATTTTAATAGCTCTTTTTGTAGCTGATAATAGTGTTTCAATGCCATTATTTTTTAACTCAATTGTTAATAAATGCGGAATAAAATCATTACCTAATATTGAACATGTCGTACAATATGTTTCAATCAAATCATTATCATTCATTTCAAAATTAATGTCCCAATTTGTTTTTAATTCACATAATATTGCTTTGCGTAATTCCTTAATATTCAAATAATTATAAATAGTATTATTTGTATGCGGATCTTTCACTTCTCTCATTAAATATATGTTTTCCTTATGAGACATTAGGGATAATATAATTAAATCAGCATCAAGTCCATGAATTATTATTCGGTTATCAATAGAATCATCTTTAATCATTTTAAATATTTTATGCTCTCCTTCGCCGCACTCATTACTACCACTGTATATTACCTTATTGCTATAATCTCCGTCAATAATATTTTTATTAATATATATATTTAATTTTTCCATAAAAATGGTTCCAGGTGTAATAGCATTTGTATCCCAAATAATATTTACATTATCTAAAATATTTTTGTAAATGTTTAAATATCTACGTTTTCTTTGCTGAAACATTTTTGCGAGCGGTGCTACGCCATCCGCACAAATTATATATTTATTCGCATTATATGTTTCAATATAATATTTAATTCTATACCAAACATTCTCAATAATTTCATTTTCAATTGTGTCAATAGAATTATTATTATCAGATACAGTACTATATTTTTTAATAATATCTTGTGCTACATTATGTATAATACCATTGAAATCTATACAATATATATTTAAATCAAGTGGTTTATTATTTGAAATAATATTATTGTATTTTTGTGTCAATGAATAAAAATAATAAGGAATACCCATATTTATTAATAATCTGATTTTATATTTATATAATTATCAATATCATTTTTTATTTTTCTTTCTATCATATTAGAATATATATATATAATATGCCTACTGCTGCTACTACAACTAATTTAAGTGATGTATTTTTAGGCTCTGACCAATCAAAATATGCGGGTATAGCCCTATTTATAACTATAATAATAATATGTTTATCTATATTATTTACTACAAGCAAAATACCGATAGAACAGAGATTAGTATTTGTTATATTTATTTTAATAATATCTATACCCTCTATATTAATGACTTTGTTTGAGTTAACGTGTATTGTTACCGGTGGTAATTATAATACAAGATGGTGGTGTTGGCTTCTCGCATGGGTATTAACAATAATGATTATAATTTATTGTATAATGATTATAATTTCGCTATTTATATCCATGTCAAGCTATGATTTAGCAAATGAAAGAGTTTCGGACGATGTAGCAACTAATAATGTTGATAACACAACTGCGAATAGTTACGCTAAAAATATTATGAATATTTATGAAAATGATTTAAATAATACAAATGATAAACAACATCAATTACAAGTCAATTCAGATGAACATCTACCTCAACAATATAAACCACCTATACCTAATCAAACACAATCTACTATCCCTCAACAATCTCAACATATGGATGTTCATCAATCATCTTTAACACAAAATGTTAATGGAAATTATGAAGGATTTGATCCAACAGATAAACTATCGCCATTAGATACAGCATTTAATACTATTAAAACTCATGAAAAACAATCTGTTAATGTTAGACCAGAACAAGTAAACAATGTTGAACCTTATGCTAATAGTAATATTGATAAATTCAGTCTATTTTAAATAATTTATATATTTACACATATTTCTATTTATACGATCAATATAATCATGATTCCAACCTATGAATTTAAATATATATTCTATATATTCTTGTATTGTTGTTGATATAAATGTTTCTGCTGTAATTACTTTACCTATATGTATGTCATAAAGCATTTTTTAACATCTCTGATAATTAAAACCGCGATATAAAACTAATTTTTCCTTGTTTTTATCATATCTACTACAACGCTGTGCATCAGCAATATAGTATATAGTGTTGGTAGTTTTGTATTTGACATTAAAATATTAGATAATAACTGTATATTTTTAAATTGACTTAAAATAAAAGTGCGAACATTTATTTTATTAATTCTCATATAGTTTTCATATTCTTTAATTAGGATTTTCATCTGTATAATTACGCAAACTTGGAAAATATTTTATTGTTGTCATTACATAATATAAATAAAAAGATTTAAGAAATGATCAATATTATAATGTAATGCTTTAATTTATAATTATGAAAAAAAAAGAAGATGACTCTAAACGCACCGGATATTTTAGACCGCAAATATGTAGAAATTGTGGCATTAATGGCCATTTATATAAAGATTGTCTACATCCTATAATGAGTTTTGGTATTATCTGTTATAAAATAGACAATGGTGAGATTAAATATATTATGATTCAGCGTAAAGACAGTCTATCTTTTATGGAATTTGTTAGAGGAAAATATAATCAAAATGATTTTAATTATATTAAACAATTAATTGACTATATGACAGAGAATGAAAAAAAAATGTTATTAGAAAATACATTTGATAGCATTTGGAATTATACATGGTGTCAGACATCACAACATAATTTTAAACACACAAAAGAATATATTGAATCTAAATCAAAATTTGATTATGTTATTAATAATATTAATCTTAAAAATATATTAAAATCAAATAAAATAAAATGTAATTATTTAGAGCAAGAATGGGGATTTCCAAAAGGACGAAAGAAAATTAGAGAAAGTGATATTGATTGTTCTATACGGGAATTTTGTGAAGAAACTCAGTTATATAAAGATGATATTCAAATAATTAAAGAAATATATCCGTTTCAAGAAATATTTTTTGGGACTAATAATATACTATATAAACATGTTTATTATATCGCCAAAATTGTTAAGGAAAAATCAAAAATATTCTTAGATAATAATTGCTTAGAGCAAATTAGAGAGGTAAGGGATATTAAATGGTTATCATATGCGGAGGTATTGTCTCATATTAAATATCATAATATTGAAAGAATAGAAATTTTCAAAAAAGTTCATAATATTATTAAAGAATCATTAGTATTATAAATCTTCTTTAATCTAAATAGAAAGGATTAATGATTAAAAATAAAAAAAATTGTCCAGAAGGAACTGTATTAAATGAAAAAACAGGGCGATGTAATAAAATAAAGAAAATACCTGAAAATATTGCTAAACGCGGCAGGCCTAAAAAGATATCTGTTAAAAAAATAACATCTCCTAAACATCAAGTATCATCTGATAAAAATATATCTCCTAAACATCAAGTATCATCTGATAAAAATAAATTATCTTCATCTTTTTCAAGTTCATCTTCATACCCTTCTTTATCTTCTAATAATTCTAATAATTCAAAACAAAGCGAACATTTTGAATTATATTACCCAGATTTAGATGATCCAGATTTTACATCTAAAATATCTAATAATAAGGAATTTTTAATACATAAAATACCAGATTTTCCTATAATAAATAGTGTTAAAGATTTTGATGAAGTTTCTAATAAGTTATGCGGAAAGTTTGATAAAATGTTGTATCAATATTTTATAGGTCAATATATATCATATAGAACACCATATAAAAGCGTACTCTTATATCATGGTGTAGGCGTTGGTAAGACATGTTCAGCTATTACTATATCAGAAGCATTATTAAGTTCACAGACAACATCCGAACCTATGATTTGGGTTATTATGCCTCAATCATTAAAAAACAGCTTCAAATCACAAGTATTTAACATTGATGAGTTTGATACATTTGAAAAATTATCTAATCAATGTACGGACCAAAATTATATTAAATTATTAAATATTTATAAATCTAATTTTAATAAAGATAATAAAGACAAGGATAATGAAAAACTTAACGAATTGAAAAGTGAGCTAAAAGCAATACTAAAAAGTCGTTATGATATTTTTACATATGACCGTTTTGCTAAATACATAAAAGATAATTATACTAATAAAATTGTAGAAAATAAGGTTATTATAATAGATGAGGCACATAACATTAGAAGTACAAATAAAAAAGTCAAAGATACATATTTAGCATTAACAAAATGTCTCAAAGCAGGTGTTAATAATAGATTAATATTATTATCAGCAACTCCAATGTATAATGAACCAAGAGATATATTAGAACTTCTAAAATTATTACTTATAAATGATAAAAGAAATAATATTTTAAATGAGAATAAGAAGATATTTAATAATAATAAGGCATTTAATATAGATGATCCTAATGTTATTACTCTTATTAAAAAATTGTCAAACACATATATTTCTTATTTAAAAGGTAAAAACCCTTTTACATTTGCTTTAAAATTAAATCCAAGTGATAGTGGAATAAAAGTATTAGAAAAAGCACCTATCAAAGACCCAAGTAATAAATTAATTAGCAAAGAAAATCTTGAATGGTTTAAAAATATAGATGATGATATAGTAATATCAAAATTAGGGCAATCGCAAAAGATACTTATAGATAAACTTGAAAACATAGATATAAATGATGATATTGATATAGAAGAAGATGATGATAATGATGAAAAACAAAATAATAATATGAGATTATTACAACCTATGAATATTGTATATGATACTGAAATAGGTATTAAAGGGTTTTATAATTTTTTTAGTAAAACAAAAGAAACAGATCCAATTGAATTGAAATATTTTGATAAATACAAAGATGCCTTAATGCCTGATGAAGAACATTTAGGAAAATATTCAGGAAAATTATTAAATGTTTGTAATTTTATTCGTAAATCAAAAGGAATTGTTGTAATATATTCACGATTTTTACTATCAGGTATAATACCAATCGCAATTTGCTTAGAACACTTAGGATATACACGAGAAGGAACAAATAATATTTTAAAAGATGCTAATATTATTAAAGATCCTCCTAAGTATGAAGGTATTAATAATCCTAAATATTGTATACTTACAAGTGATAAAAAAGAATATATGGGAAATACTAAAATAGATGATTTAATTAAAATAATTAATAGAGACGATAATTATAATGGTTCAAAAATAAAAGTTATTCTTATAACACCTGTCGCTAGCGAAGGTTTAAGCTTTTATAATACGCGTGAAATACATTTAATAGAACCATGGTATCATTTCAATCGGTCGGACCAAATTGTTGGACGTGGTATTCGTAATTGTAGACATAACAAACTAAATATTGAAAATCGCAATGTTTCTGTATTTATGCACGCAAGTGTTAATGATGATGAAAATAGAGAAAGTATAGATATAAATGCTTTTAGAATTTCTACAAGAAAATATATTGAAAGTAAAAAGGTTGATAAAATTATTATGGATAATGCTGTAGATTGCTATTTAATGAAAAATATTAATTATTTTCCAAAATCTATTTTTAAATTAGATAATGTTGATATTCAAACATCACAAGGATATCGCATTAAATATAAATATGGTGAAGAAGAAATAAATGAGCCAAAATGTAATGTGAATAATATAGATGTTAAAATAGATGCTACCGGATTTCGTAGTGAAATTTATAAACATCTTTTAGCAAGTATTAAAAATAAAATCAGAGCTATAATTAATAATATTATTAATAATAATATTGACAATACAACTAATGTTTATATTGATCTTGATATATTAAAAAATAATATTGGGCATACAATTGATAATGACATATTAATGTATACTGTTAAAAATATAATATATCCTAATATTTTTATACCTAATAAGTATATTATTAGGTATAAAAATGGATTATTAATAAATCCTATTGAAAATAATAGAGAACATAAAATAATTAGGTTTAATAATGATATATTAATTAAAACAATAGAAGATGCTAACAGTAAAAAATCAAATAAAGATATTGATGATAAAAGTGATGGAAGTGCGGGGTTAAATATAGATGAAAATAAAAAGATACTTAAAAAAATACTTGATAAAATAGATATTGATCATAATGATGTTAATAAAACAACAATATCAATATATTTAAAAATTAATTCAAATGAATTTAAAATATTAATAAGTTATATATTAAGGTCATATCCTTCTAATATTATTGATGATTTTGATAAGAATATTCAATTTATATGCGAATGCTTATATTACCAAGGCATTTTAATAAAAGGACAAGACATACCTTCTTATGCTGATAATAATAATGAATATATTGGATATATTAACATGTTTAATGAGAATAGCGAAGATGACAATATATATATTCAATATAATGAAAAAGACAAAAAAATTAGTAAAAAATATAAAAATTATACAGAATATTTAAAACACATTGATAATAAACAAATTATATCAATAAAAAAGAATATTAAACTATTCAATATGAAAACAAATAATGAGCAAAATGTAGGTCCTTCGTCAATATATATTAAAGAGTTTTTCTCAAATCGGATTAATAATAATAATTATATACCAAGCGATATGACTAACGAAAAAACAGCATGGGGTATCATAGTTCGTTCTAAAAATAAATATATATTAAAACTATTTACAACAGGAGATGGAAAGAAAACTGGTAGAGTATGTGAAACCTTTACATATGAAGACCACACTTTATTTATAAATCAACTTACCGCAGAAAAAACAACCAATGTTGCTAAAACAATTAAAATGAAAAATAATAAATTATTATGTAATTATATTGCTAATTTATTAATTAGTAAAAATAAACTAATATTATACCCTTTATACAAGCCGAAAATATAAATTATATTTTAGCTATTGTTATCCTTCCAATATTTTTTTCTTTATTATATAATATTACTTTTTCATTATAATAAACCTCTTTATCAAGAAGGAAAGATATAAATAATGCGGTTGATTTATTCCATCTATTATTGACTATTCCTGACATTAATTCAGCACATTTTGTTAGACCAAAAATCTTTGAGAACTCTTCCTTAGATATTAAAGTTATTAGAGATTCTTTTATATATTCTGTTGAATTATTAAATGATGTTGTTTCATTAATAATAACTTCAAGTGGTTTAATAATTTCATCCTTCTTTTTATTTTTAGAATTAACAGGTAAGTTCTTATGTAATACTGTATTTTTATCTGATTTAATAGTAATAACTTCGGATACTTCAGGAATATCTATTTTTGGTTCACTATTTAATTCTTTTATAATATCATTTTTATTATCTTTAGTTGTATGAAAATATTGAACATGCTTATTAAATAATTTTTTATCAATATCATTCCATTCAGTTATTGTTGGATTATTTGCTGGCTTTAATTTATTATAAATAACATCTAACATTTTTGTATATTGTTAATTAATATCTATATATATCATTTTTTTATGTAATTAAATAATCCTCATATGTCAAATCATTTTCTAAACAGACATTATAATTATTATTTTGCTTCATAAACTTCTTTTTAAGTAAATAAAATTTCATACTTGAAGAGAATTTCTGTTTTTGATTAGCTGTATTAGCTGATAATCCATTTTGTGTTGCGACATTATCTGTGTCTATATTTGTTATATTTTCTTTATCATTAGAATTAGATACTATAATATTTTCATTATTTTCCTTTGTATTAATGCTATCATTAAGTAATGTTTTCATTAATTCATATTTTGATATTTCATTTTGTGATTTAATACAAAAATTAATATAATTATTCATTTTAGTAAGTATTTCTTCATCAATCCAATTAAGATTTAAAAATACTCCATTATTGTTTTTTGTATAATTAGCATTTGATTCTAATATTATTTTAAATAATTCTAAATTTTCATTATCTGTTAATTTAGAAACATTAGTCTGTATTGTTTTACATAAATCAATTTTATTCATTATAAATATTAATATCAATAAGTTATTTTTTTATATATAAATTATTTAAATATTTATAAAATCATAAATATATTATTCATAATCATCACTGAAATATTCTTCACCGTCATCTTCTAAATCTTCGTCTAAGTCATCAATATCTTCTTCTAATTCTTCTTCATCTTCTAACTCTTCTTCATCCTCAAATAAATTAAAATCACCCCCAGTATTTTTTTCATTATCATCATCAATAATAATCTTTCTAACAGTATCATTTTCTTCTTCTTCGTCTTCATCATATAATTCTCCATCATCTATTAATTCATCATCAACATATGATAATATGTCTTCTTCTTCATCATCTATTGAAGGACTATCATCCTCGTCCTCCTCAATTACACTAATATCATCATTATATTTATCCTTAATAATTTTTCCAATAATAGATATCATTTTATCATACAAGGTAAATTTTTTACCACATACAACAACATTTATTTCATCACCTATATTAATATTATCAATATTAACATCTGAAAGTATTCCCGAAGATATCTTTGGTATTATTACTTCTAAAATTGCCATATCTTCATATTTACCAATAGCAAGTAATCCAAGATTATTTTTTGCTTTAACAACACATTTAATAATTGAATCTTGTGCTGGATTGCATATCTCCGCGATACAATTTAAATCATATGCTATATTACCATTAAAATGAGACTCTTTAATATATCCAGGCGATCTTTTAATTATTTTAATACTATCTTTTTTAATATATCCATGTTTACTGCAACTATTTTCTAGTGTCGCTTTAATTTTTGTCAAAATAGTATTTTCAAAATTTTTATTTAATTCATTAGGTGTTAATATAATTGTTGTATTAAATTTGATAGGCATAAACATTTTTGACATTTTAATAAATTTAATTTATCTATATGAATATATCATTTTTTTTATTTATATAAAAAAATGATATATAAATCTATAATATCTATATTTATTAGATAATATAGATATAATATGGAAATATCAAAGGATGATGCTATCTTCACAATTATAGATAATATTTCATTAAATATACATGAAAATAATGAAAATATTATTAAAGTTGAAAACGATAACTTATGGTCAGAAGATAACTATTACAACTTTGTTAATATAATGAATAATGAAGGATATATTAAAGAAGAAGAACCTCAAACCTTACATGTTTATTCAAACGATCATTTATTAACTATTAAAAGTGCTAAGAGAATATTATATTATTGTAATAATAATAATTATAAGCATGATGAAAATTATATTGATTGGTATAAATATAATATAATATCTAAAAATGTTGTTAATACATTATTTGATTCTAATTTAATATTTTTAAATATTAAAAAGACTAATATAAAAACAGACAAGAATCCGGTAGTAAATTGGGATAGTATGCGAAAATATTTTAAAATCAATAAATGTATTATTTATACTGATATCAAAACTAATGTTAAATATATAGTAAATATTACTAAATCGCATGACCGTGATTTTTATGAAAAGTCTGACGAAGATTGTTATACCGCATTGAATAAATCTAAAATTATTAATAAAACACAACAATACGAGTTTTATATAGATATAACAAATACTGATAAAGATAATATAATACCGTCAATTATTAAAATGGAGCAAACATTACATTTAAATAGTTTTATAATTTCTAAAAATCAACAATTAGATGTTCTAAAAGATTATGGAAATCTTGTTAAAAATGATATTTATACAAGACGATTTGATGAAAAAAAACCTCCTTTATTGACGCCAAAACCTTTTACGCTTGAGCGAATGAATATGTTAAATCCGAGTGATTATGAAAACGGTTATGGTATTTCAAGTATTTTATCGGAATATACAGTAACTGAAAAAGCGGACGGGGAGAGACTTTTAATGTATATAAATAATACTGGCGGTGTTTACTTGATAAATAATTCACATCAAGTTATTGATACAGGGCTAAAAAGCCCAAGTGAACTATATAATTCGCTTATTGATGGTGAATATATAACATGTAATAAACGCACAGACAATGCTTCAATTGGGCTATATGCATCATTTGATATGTATTATTATAATGGAAAAAAAATAACACAACTACCTTTAATAGCAACATCTGATAATAGTTCATCAGAAGGTTCGCAGAGTAGATACAATTATTTATTAAAAACAGAAAAGTTATTAAAAAACAATAATGAATATGCGATTGATTATATTGTTAAAGAGCATATGTATTCTAAAGATATATTAAATGATTGTAAAAACATATTAACAAAGAATATAATATATCAATATGAAATTGATGGTTTGATTTTTACACCTGCAAAACTTGCTGTTTACTCTAATTATGCTAATAAACCAGAACCTATTACTGATAAACTTGGGTGGAATAAGGTGTTTAAATGGAAACCACCTGAGCAAAATAGCATAGACTTTTTAGTAAAAAAAGGAGAAATTATTACAATTGATACTATTAATTATATTGAATTTAAATTATATGTTGGGTATAACGCATCACAAATTGAAAATTACACTATGAATGATGTATTTAATTATATTTATAAGTTTAATCAGTTTAGAAATGAAATAAAAGAAAGAGAAAAATATGTATGTCGCTTGTTTATGCCTGAATATTATTATGAAAAAGGGATTGAAAAGTCATTAATTAAAATGCTTCCTAATAAAGAAATTAGATGTGCTAATGGAGATAAAATAGAAGATGAAATTATTGTTGAGTTTAATTATGATAGTAGTGAGACAAATCCTTCATTACGGTGGAAACCTATGAGAGTAAGAGAAGATAAGACGCGTATATATAGACAAGGTGTATTATCAAAAACCCTTAATGATTTTAGCGTCGCATGTAATATATGGAGATCAATACATAACCCAATTTCGCAAAATAATATTATAGGTAATGAACGTATAGTCAATAATATGGATGTTGCTGAACTTAGTTCAGATGATATTTATTATTCGCGAACTATACAGAATGAAGCAAGATTATCACATCAAATGTTAGTATTTCATAATCACGGTATTAAAGACTTTCTTTATTCTAAACCTCCTAAAAAAGGATCTATTGTAGAATTAGCATGCGGTCAAGGCGGTGATCTAAATAGATGGATTAAAAATGAATATAAATTTGTTTTAGGTGTTGATCTTGTAAAGAATAATATATATAGCCCTAATCATGGAGCTTATGCACGATTATTGCGAGAAAGGAAAAGATTCTTTATTAATATGAAAAATGTTAACAATATGATATTTCCTGAAATGGTATTTGCGGTTGGTGATTGTAGCAAATCAATAAGAACAGGGGAATGTGCTATAAGTGATGATCCTACAAGAGATGATAAAGATAGTTATAATGTATTAAAGATGGTATTTAATAAAGGTAATAAAAAGATAGAGACACAATATAATAAAATTATAGGAAGAGGTGTTAATGGGTTTGATGTATGTTCATGTATGTTTGGTATTCACTATTTCTTTAAAAATGAAGAAACATTAGATGGATTTCTATTAAATGTTAGCCAATTATTAAATATAGGAGGGGTATTTTTCTGTACTTTTATGGATGGTGAAAAAATTGAAACAGATATTAAAAATAATGGTGGAGATAAAATAGAAGGTTTTAAAAAGTTATCAAATAGAAGAGAAGATAAAGGTGAACCTATATGGGCTATATTGAGATCTTATGATAAAGATGAAGTATCGCCTTACAATAAACAAATAAATGTATTTATAGAAACAACAAGTAAATTAATCCCTGAATATGTTGTATCATATGAATTTTTAATAGAAAAATGTAAAGAATATGGCTTAAAAATTAAAGAAAGTGAGTTATTTTATGAAACCTTTAATAAATTTAAAAGTAAATTAGATGATTTACGTGATACAAAAGAAAATCTTTATAAATCTATTATAGAGCTTGATAAAGAAGAAAATAAAGACCTAAAACGATTTAGTTCTTTCTTTCGTTGGTGTATATTTGAAAAATTTGAGTAAATTATAATTTACAATTATTAGTATATAAAGAAATTTTATTTTTATAATTATATGTATAATGATATTATTTTATAGTGTTTTTTGTAATCATTGTAAAATGTTATTAGATCATATTAAAAGATATGATAAGGAAAAAAAAATAAAAATTGTTTCTATTGATGATTTACGAAATAAAAATATAAATATTGAGAGCAAAATTCATTCAGTACCTGCATTTATGATATTACCAAGTAAGGAATTATTATTTGGTAAAGCTGTATTTGACTACCTATTATTACCAGGTAGAGGTATTTTATGTAGTACTCAAAATACACGAATGGATAAAACAATTATAGGTGGTTCTACTGATAATATTTCAGTAGACAATGATGCTATTCCATTAGTTAATACAACAAATGATAATGAACCGTCGGCATTCGCATTAAATTCAACATCATTTTCTGATAATTTTTCTATAATAGAAGATGAATCAAAAGAATTAAATGATAAAAATTATAAATGGGATTTTATAACAAATAATGATAATATGAGCGATGGTATCAATAATATAATTATTAGCGAAGATACATCTATAAAAGGTAGTAAAACTCTTCAATCAATAGAAGAATTACAAAAAATAAGAGATGCTCAAAAGTTCTAAATACTAATTAAATATATATAAGGAATTATCATAATATATTTTATAAGGGTTATTAATGTCAAATCAATTTATATTTAATCAATATTACATTGATTTAATAAAGCGTATCAAATCATCTGCTAAAAGTATGAGGGATAATGAAAATGGTGATGATTACACATTTGGAAAGGGGATAATTAAAACAATCAAGGAAAATTATATTACACTTGATAAATCATCTGATGAATATATTATGTATTTAAAAGCTATTCCTGAATCATTTTGGCTTTCATATACTAATATTGATAATATTAGTTCAACAAATGATTGGTTTATAGATGATAATGTTAAAGATGTTTGTATATATAAAAATATATCAGTCGCGTCAATTAGAAAACTTTTAAATGATGATTTTCTATGTCATCATTTTTTCTCTGTATTTTATTTATTTATGAATGAATTAAGTGATGATGATGTTAAAATATATTTATCTGTTTTACAAGATACAAAGAATGAAGTAGATCCAAATAGTATTACTAATGAATTACATAGGAAGGTAATTGTAAGATTAAATGAACTAAAAACAAAAAAAGGTAAGGAAGCGAGTGGTGGTATAGATATGTCTCAAATGGAGGATACAATGCTAGGAAAACTTGCTAAGGAAATATTAGAAGACGTTGATGTAGAAAAATTACAAAAATCTATTGGTGATAATGGTGATATTTTAAAAGCGATCGGTAATCCGGATAGTGGGTTTAGCGAACTTATTTCTAATGTTAGTAGAAAAATGGCAAATAAAATTTCAACAGGTGAATTAAAGCAGGAGAATCTTCTTCAAGATGCTATTAAATTTGCGTCAACTATGCCTGGATTATTTGGTAATGCTGCAAATCAAGGAAATGCTAAAAAATCAGGTGGTGCTGGTGGTACATCTGAACAGAAAAGCAATGAGCCAGATATGGCATCTATGATGAATATGATGTCGTCTATGATGAATAATAAGGAAGGGATGGATATGTTTAAAAATATGATGGGAAATATGAATAATCAAAAAGGAGGAGGAGGGCAACGTCAAACAATTAATAAATCTGCCCTTAAAAAAATGGCTACTGTTAATAAATTAAAATCAAAACTCGCAAAAAGGAATGAGAAAGAATAATTAAAATAATGTAGATATTAGAATAAGAACAAAAATAATGTTTTGGTTAGATAATTTAAATATACTAACAATACCTGTATTAATTCCTGATATTAATATGACTTTTGAAGAAAAATTAAATTCTATTATAAGAGGATTATTATTTTTAGGAATTATATTTACCTTAGTTTTTAATGATTCAAAATATATTTTATTTGTATTAATAATCATGATAATTTCTATTATTATATATAATTATCAATATGAAAAAAACAAACAAATAGAAAAATATTTAAATGAAAATAATCTTGATATTATAAATAATCAAAAATGTATTAAACCTACAAAATCAAACCCATTTATGAATCCTAATATTTTAGATCGTAAATATGATAAAAATAACAATATGTTTTCAGCATGTTCTATTGAAAACTCAAAAATAAACAAAAATATTAACAAATATTTTAATGAAAATGTATTTCGTGAAACTGATGATTTATATAATAAATCATTATTACCTCGCCAATTTTATACTATGCCATCCACTACAATACCAAATAATAGAGAAAAATTAGGAGATTGGTTATATAATAAAGGGCCATCATGTAAAGAAAATAATCTTAAATGTCCTGATAATAAATACAATGATATTAGAAGATCATCTCATTTATAATATACTTTTTTTATTTTTATAATTGTCATATAATAGATATATATGATATATATACCTATTGGCATTGATTGTGATGTTGCTAAATTTTTAAAAAGACATAATGTAAGAAAAATGGCATTACCTTTTGATTGGAATGTTTCGTATAATGGTGTATCAAAATGTTTTGATTGCGATTTTACTAATTTTTCTGATCATTCTAATAAAATTAATAAATATGATGTTTACTTTCACCACGATTTTGAAAATTACACAACAAATAATTCAGATGTAGAAAAATATAATAGAAGATGTGAAAGGTTAATTAAAATTTTAGAAACCACTGATGATACTATTATTTTCATTAGAAAAGGACATATAAATAGACACCATATAGAAAATCAAGGTAAAGATAAAATAGCCAATGATATTGAAGATATAGAACATTTAAATAACATATTACAAAAAAAATATCCACAATTAAAATATAAAATTATTTTGGGATTAGGGTGTGATATGTGTTTTAGCAAAGACTCAATATATAGAAGCGATAGTGTTAACAGTAATAATATAGATATACGTGATATAGATGAATATGATAAATTTTTTGAATATATATTAAATGCTTATATTACAAACATTAATATTTAATATATAGTTTGTAAATAATTTATATTTTTTTAACATTATATATATTAACCTTTTTAGCTTTTGCTTTACCAGACTTATATTTTTCCTTTGCTTTATTTGCTAATTTAAATGCTTTTTTCTTATGATTACAGCCTTCATTTATTATTTTGTAATCAACCGCAGCAGCTTTTCCTGATGTTAAAGCACTTGCTAATCTTGCCAACCCCCATGATTGCGGTGTTTGATTTGGCCTTGAACCAGATGAATAATACGCACCTTCTCCTTTTCTAACAATTTTATTTAATACTTCTAATTTGCATCCAGTCTTTGCTGCTAATTCTTTTGTAGGGGATATGTTATTAATCTTGTATATTTTGCGAGCATTTAATATATGGTTTGATTTTTTGTTTTTAAAAGAAGCAACCTTGTCTCTTGTATAATATATACCTTTTTTATATTGTTCTCGCGATTTTATTAACATTTTAACCTGTTTTTTATTATCTTTTTTATTAAGCATTTTTGGTAAATATCTCATAGGAACTTTAATTATATTAGATGGTTCCTTTAATTCATACGGTTTCATATCTCTAATATATATATAAAAATAAAAAATTGATAAATATTATTTTGTTTGACCTATAACAAATATTACAAATAATATAATAATGCTATCTGGAAAATGTATGTGTCCGTGTGGAGGTGGTCAATCGTGCATCGTTGATAGACGCGAGTTAAATGATTGGGTTCACGAAGACAATCTATTTTTAGAAAATAAGTTGCCTTTGAGGAAAAATTGCTATGAACAGTATACTAATAAACAGTTAAAAGTATTAAATAAATTCTATATTAATGATAGTTTATGTTAGAATTATATACTGTTATAATGATATGGATAATTATATAAATAATAAATAAATATTCTATATAATGAAAAAATCAACAACAATTACATATAATTTTGAAACTTGCGGAGGAATTTCAATAAGTGAATTAGAATATAAAGATTATGATAAAAACTTAGAAGGAGAAGAGAATATGTTACATTATAAAATAAAAAAGGTAAATAATATTGCTGATAATGATAAAATAAAAAAAATTGGTGATATAGATGAAACTGGTGAATTAAATGAAACATTTAATAAAATTTGTAAATTAGACAATAAAATAGATGAAACTATCGGTATAAGTAGCAATAATAAAGAATGGAAAATACATGAATATAAAAATCATAAGCTTGATAAAGAATATAACCAGGAATATGAAACTATAAATTTTGATATAAATTACGATATATTACAAAAACGCGAAACAATGAATTATATTAAAGATAATAAATAAATTTTTTTATTTATTATTTACAAATAGATAATGAATAATAATATGTTTGATACATCAACAAGTATATGTTCCGATAATTGTTGGAAAACCGCAAAAGATTTAAATAATAATAAAATATCCGAATATAATTTACATCCAAACAATTTTGTAAATTGTGAAAATCCAAATGTAAGAATGACTGATACTTATCTAAATCATCCTAATTTACGCGGACGTCCTGGATATGGTTTAGCTGATGATTGCCTAATAGATAATTATTCTATGCTTCGCAATAACCCTGGTGGCGTAACACAAGATCGTTGTAGAATACAATTAAATAATAGAATATTTACTTCTGGACCTAGTTTAAGATGTGGTGCTGGAAATATAGGGGAGGAATTAAATTTAATTGAAGGCACAGATACAAATCCATTTAAATGTAAAAAACAAATAATGGAAAAAGAGATGAATAACTTTATACCGTTATTAGATTTTATGAAAGATATTCAGAACCCTGATAATATAGTTCCAGTATGGACAAATGGAGGTGAAGATACGCGTTCATATATACATCGCACCGAATTTAATAAAAACTGCAATTGGATTGGCCGCAATAAAAATCTTTCTATATAATAAAAAAATATTATATAATAGAAGATAATATGAGTTTTAATAGAACAACATACGATACTTGTTCTTATAAGCAAGAATTACAAGAAAATGTTAGTACATTAAGTTATTTACTTTCACCTTACAGATATGAACATGTAGATAAATGTAGACATCAATTAGGATTTATAGGCGGTACTGCTGTATCACATGTACAAGGCAATTTAGTAGATTTAGATAGTGAATTAAGAGGACAAACAAGATTTATTTCTAAATGTGGTACTAATCAATATGTCCCTACAAATGATGGTATAATTAAAAATGATAAAACCGCACCTATAGATACAACAATGCTTCATCTTCCTGCTTGTCAATCAATAATGTATAGAGAAGTTCCTATGCCGCCTCCTATAAACTATAATAAATGCGGTTAAACGCATAAATATTATATAAATATCATATTATTTTTTTATATTAGCACATTTTACCTAAATAATTAATTAGAAAAAACCACACTAAATAAAATGGACCAAGCATAAATGCGGAAAAAGCAAATAATAATCTAATTGTAATATCATTAAACATTCCTTTCCAATCACACGTGAACGATAAGTATACTGAAAATATAGATATTAAAAATGTAAGAATATATAATAGTGCTATACATATTTTATCTATAATACCCCATCTATAATAATAATTAGAATTATATCCTAACATTAGAAGATATAACGCACTAATTATATCATATTTAACTACATCATTTTCTATTACATCATTTGTGGTATTATAATTATTAGTAAATTGTTCCCCGTCTTTATATAAATTACTTGTAATTAATGGTATAAATGGTAATAATATAATCATATCTATTTATTTATGTATAAAATAATATATTATTTTATTAGATATGAACCAATATATAGATACAAGGTTAAATTATGATAGTTGTAGTTACAAAGAGCAATTAAAAAGATCTGTTGGACCAGGATTATATCAACTGGAATCACCTTATAATGATTGTGTTGAGTGTTATCAAGATGTACCAAATGACCCTTCTTTAATATACCAAAAATACGGACAAAATACGTGTAGTATGAAAAAAGCTGTTGATGATTCCAGTGAACTTCTCGGTTTAAATTATAAGAAAACTAAGTGTAGTGCGAATGAATATTTACCAGGTAGATATGAATCTACAGGCTGTAATATTAAAGGTGCTGATAAACCCCGTTCTTGTATAGTGCCTCGTGAAGATACACGATTATCAAATCCACCGTGTACTTTAAAAGAAACAGGTATTAATAGATGGGAATGGCTATGTTTTGACCCGCAAGAGCGTGCTATTGAAGCATTTGATAGAGTTCCTGTAAATTATAGAATGGTAGCGAAAGATAATCATATTCCGTGTATAGAAATACCGGAAGATCAATCTGTATTTTTTCCAAAAGACAATAGTTCTAAATTAATAGATAATTTAGATGAATGGAAAAATAAATCAAGTGCTAATATATCATATTCTCCTGGATATCCATACGGATCAATGTATCCAAGTGTAAAATGTAAAAATTAAGGATATTATTCTGATATTATTCATGTCCATTGTCCATACTTTAAAAGTAATTCATTGCGAAATATATAATACAATTTATTTTTTATATAAAAAGAATATATTTTATTATATAAGAATATATCTTATTATATAAGAATTTATTTTATTATATAAAATATAAATGAGTTTAGAAGAATTAATAATTAATGATAGAACAGATAAAAACACAACACATTCATATATCCCATTATATCAAGACTTATTAATAAGTAAAAAAGAAACCGCAAAAAATGTATTAGAGGTTGGTATTTGTAATGGAGGAAGTATAAAATTATGGAGTGAATTCTTCACTAATGCTACTATTTATGGATTAGATATTATAAGTATTGATAATATATGGGATGAACTTAAAAATAAAAGCAATATTAAATTATTTTCATCATATGATGCTTACGATGAAAATACATTTAAAGTTAATTTTTTGGATAAAGATATAAAATTTGACTTTATGCTTGATGATGGTCCACATACATTAGAAAGTATGGAAACATTTATCAAATTATATTCACAACTAATGACTGATAATGGTATACTAATTATAGAAGATGTCCAAAACTATGATTGGATTGATTCATTAAGATTAGCTGTACCAGATAATTTATATAAATATGTAAAAGTATATGATCTACGCCAAAATAAAGGAAGATATGATGATATTGTATTTACAATAGATAAATCAAATATTTGAAGATAAATTGTCTAATTACATTCACATTTAATAAAATTTTTTAATATAAGGCAAATCATCGCTAAAATTACCATCATTCTGTTTTAATTTATATATAGTAATATTTATATCTACATTCATTTTTATTCTATAATTTTAATATAAAGATTATACATAATATATTAACTATTTTTTTTCCTTTATTCATTAGAGGTTAATAATGGATTTATATTCTAATGATAATGACATTCCATCAATGAATAATATATATAGTTCTAAATATTGGGATAAAGTTAAAGAAGATGAACAGAAGCGTAGTGATAAATTATATGAAAAGTCAAAAGATCCATATAAAACTGGTATAATCGCAAAACCTGCTTATTCTGATATGTTCGCAAGAATTGATTCTGATAATTTAGGAGGTTCTGGTGAAGATAATTATGTTTCATCTTTAACGGGTGAATTAATTAATAAAGGTGATTTTTCACATAATAATATGACACCTTTTTTAAGAAAAAATGTAACTCAAAATACTAATATTGAAAGTATGACATCTATGTTAGACAGTAAAACAGGAAATAATCAATTTTGGCAAAATAAAAAAGAGGTACCCTGTTTATTTAAACCTGAAATGAATATGGGAGGGAATGTATGTGGCATGAAAAATAACGATGACTTTTTAAAATCGCGAATAAATAATTCTTCACGTGTAAATAATTTTTTCCCAATAGAAAAAATAAGGGTCGGTCCGGGTATTAATAAGGGTTATGAAGCTATGCCTTCCGGTGGTTTTCAGCAAATGGATACTGTAGATTATGCTAAACCCAGAAACTTAGATGATTTAAGAAGTAAAATTAATCAAAAACAATCATATTTTGAAATACCTATACAGGCACCTCCAAAAGGAACAATACAAAGAAGTATTATAACACCATTCAATAAAAATCGCCCTGATACAAATTATGAGGTAACCCCAGATATGTGGTTAAAAACAACAGGAGCTATTACTAAGGAAACAAATAGACCATCGCAAAATATAAGGCCAACCGCTCGCCCTGAGTTTCATGTTGATTATAGAGGATCCGCAAATTATAGTATTAACTCTCCTGGTCAAGGTATTGAAAATGATTATGGAAAAAATAATATTATGATATATGATAATGAACGTAATATAACAGAAACCCGTACTGTTGTATCAAATGTCACATCTATTATTAAAGCAATAGCAGCACCTTTAATGGATGCTCTTAAATATACTATGAAAGAATATAATGTTGAGTCAGCACGTGCTGTTGGTAATCCAAGTATTCAAATACCAAGCAAAGCAACAACATATGACCCAGATAATCATATTATGAAAACAACAGTAAAAGAAACAACTATACATGATAGTGAATTAATAAATTTATCAGGTAATAAAGAAACATACTCTGCTTTGAATGATAATGCGAAGACTACTGTAAAAGAAACGACTATACATGATAGTGATTTGACAAATCTTTCAGGTAATAAGGAAACTTATTCAGCGTTAAATGACATAGCTAAGACGACTGTCAAAGAAACTATGATTCATGATACTAATGTAACAAATATTAAAGGAGATAAGAATTCAGGATATATATTATTTGATGATGATGAAGCAAAGAAGACATTAAGGCAAACATTACCAAAAATAGATAGTATTCGTAATATAGGAGGAACAACTTACAAAGTAACATTGTATAATCCAGATGATATTGCTAAAACTACTATAAAAGAAACAACAATTAAAGGTAAGTCAGAATATGGATTTTTAGGTGGAATATTAGAAGGATTATTCGGAGGTTATTTAAGTACAAATGTAGACCTTAAAAATACACAAAAACAATTTTTATCTGATACAAATGAATATGGTATAGCCGGTTCAAGTGGGGATTTTAGACAAACCGATAGAACTGCGGATGAAAATGCTGAAATTGATGGAACACGCGAAGGAATTATGATAAGTGCAGGATATACTCCCAATCCTGGCAATGTTAATATTATATCGGATCCTTCCGAGATTGAAATGTCTACAAAAAAACCATTTGAAAATAGTATAGCAGCAAGAAATACAGGAAATGTAGGGAAAGTATATCAAACAACACCTGTATTTGATGATTGTAGTATAACAAAAATGCCTGGAGTATCAAATGCTTATTCAAATCGGTTAGATAGCGATTTATTAGAATCTATTAATACTAATGAATATGCTATTAAGATTAATCCAATTATTAAGGGTTGTAAAATATAAAATGATATAAGGATTTACTATATTATATAGTATGTAGTGGAATTGAGAATAGTTTCCACTACAACTGTTCGTGTGGCCTAATCGGTTAGGGCGTCGCTCTTATGAAGCGAAGATTCTGGGTTCAAGTCCCAGCGTGAACATTTATTTTTATTATATAAATATAAATTCAATTACATATTTATAAAATTAACTTAGTTTTTGTTATGAATAAAATAGCATTTTTATTTTTAATATATGATATAATTAATCATGAAAATATATGGTATGCTTTTTTTAATGGTATAAGTAAAAATAAATATAACATTTATATTCATTATAAAACAGATGATAATTTAGAATTTTTTAATCAATTTAAAATTAATAAAACTATAAATACTAAGTATGCTGATATTTCTATTGTAAAAGCACAAAATATTCTTATTAATGAAGCTTTAAAAGATAAAAATAATAAGCATTTTATATTTTTATCGGGTTCATGTATACCATTAAAATCATTTAATTATATATATAATATTCTGGATACCAAGTATTCATATTTTCATATAGCTGATCCGGATGATTGCTTTCCTGACTGTGAAGTTGCCTTAAAATATATTCCAAAAAAATATATTAATAAAGCATCACAATGGTGTATTCTTAATAGACGGCATAGTGAATTACTAATAAAAGGCTCTGAACAAGCTAATAATTATTTAATATGGTTTAAGGATACTTATGCTCCAGATGAGCTATGCTATATATCATATTTATCATATGTGTATGATGATTCATTATCTAATGAACTTATAGCAACATCCTACGTTTCGCCACCTGAAATAGCTACTACATTTGCAAATTGGGAGAATATGAATTATAAATATGTATCTAATCAAGAATTAAAAAACTATAAATATATTAATGAAGATGAATTAGAATATTTATTAAAAAGTAAAAGTTTATTTGGAAGAAAGTTCAAACCTTCTTGTTATTATTCTCTAAATAAAAAATTTTATTATGATAAAATAACTGATAAAGATATATAATATATTTTATTACATAACATATTTTCCATAACACATACCTTTACCATCGGAATATTCTGATCTATTCAATTCTATTATTTTATTATTTTCTAAAAATTCAATCCATGCTTTTGTTGGACCTATATTCCAATATCTTACCCATTTTTGATTAAACATAGTATCATCAATCGCAATAATTGTATCTTTATGAGCTAAATGATAACAATTTTCTAAATCGCTTTTCGCTGATTCATAATCATGTCCACCATCAATAAATATAAAATCAAATTTAATATCTTTGTAATTTTTATAAAAATTAGGGACACTCATCTTACTATCGCCAATAATTAATGTATGTCTATTTGGAAATGTTTTATCTATATATGCTTTGCCAATTAATACATAAGAATGATCTCCTATATCAAATGATGTTAAAGATAAATTTCTATTATTTTTTAAGAATAATTCAGCTGAATGTCCTCCATTAAAACCAATTTCCATAACATTTAGATTTGGTTTATTTGTTAATTTAACTAAATCTAAATACTGTTGTGTACAGCTTGAAATATTTCCTTCAAAATTTTCAATTTCTTTTTGATTTAAATTTGAAATTAAATATGAGGTTAAATCATTCATACTTTAATTATTAAGTAATAAAGAACTTCTTATATAAAAATATTTAATATATATAAAAATATCTGATATATATTATATAAAATGAATACTTGCTATCAAGATTGGGAACCTGTTGTAATTAAAAGTACAAATGCTATTAAATTAAAAAATAAAGAATTACAGCAAACAACAGAAAAACCTATGGGTAATAAAGAATTTATTAGATTAAATAATGAAGAATTACCAACACTAAATAAAATAACACATGAACAAGCACAAGCTATTTCAAAAGCAAGAAATGCTAATAAATTAAAGCAAAAAGATTTAGCTACTAAATTAGGAATTTCTGATAAGATTATAAGAGATTATGAAAATTGTTCTGTTATTAATTTTTCACCTACATTATATAAACGTATTCTAAGAGCTCTAAATGTTGACCCAAAATTATATATATAATTATTCGCTATCATTTGAACATTCAGATGATGATGCGTCTGACCCTGAATTACCTTCTGACCCGCCGCTATTATAAGGTTCAAAACCCATTTTCATCGGAAATGTAGTATTTCTGAAAATACTTGGATTTATATTTGTTTTTTTAATTTCATATAAATTATTATGATCATTATCAAATATACCAAGAGATGTAAATAGATCTGTATCATCGCTAAATGCCATATAGATTATACAGAATACTATTGATAATATTATTACATATATCATAATATTATTTGCTGTGATTAAGTCCTTATTAATATCGTATGGTTGAAAATTAGGTGCTGTTGTATCTCTATTTATACTATCAAAATATTGATAAGCTCCAAAAATTAGCGCTGATATAACTATTGAATATAATATATACATATCTATATATATTTTTCTATAATTCTTATATTAAATATAACGCACAACAATTATTTAATTTTATTTTTAACAAAACAATTATTTATAAAATCAATAATATCTTTCGGTTCGTCATTTAATTTATTCGCTGCTCTTTTTTCCTTTTTCATATTATTAATTATTTTTTTTATTTCCTTTATTTCATCCTTCTTTAAATTAGGATCATTTAATTTATTTTCATATTCATTGATATTTTTATTAATTATACTTATCCCATTATCATTATTATGTTGTCTATCAACATCAATCAATATATCTTTAATTACAGGATAAGCAAATTGACTACGGTCATTTGTTCTATCTATATAACTTACTAATCCTGTAATTTTATTCATAAACTCATGAGACCCATTTTCAGTGAATAACCCATTTTCATTACAATAAATTGTTTTAAAATTTTCAAAATTTTCTGGAAATAGGTCATTGCCTTCTAATAATAAATTTAGTATTTTTATAGAGCTCATATGATCGTCTGTAATAGGTGTAGCTGTCATAAGTAATAATTTGAGTGAATCTTTTCCAGATACTTTATATGAATTTTGTATCATACTTTGTAGAACTTCTGGATTAGGTTTTTCTAATGCTGATAAAGATGAACTATATATTTTGTGTATTTCATCAATTATAATTAGAGTTTTTCTAAACGGATCTTTACTTCCATTTAAATCAACCATATTTTTATAATATTTGTTTTTCCCTTTAATTAAATTTGTAAATTGTTTATACGATATAGGTTGAAGCCAATTTTTACCTAAAAATTCCATACGTTTAGCTTTTGTTGATGGTAATATTTCTCCATTTTTAAGACGCTCTTGGATTATTATATTACATACATCACCAAACATATTTTTCCATATGTCTTCTTTTAACGTGTGTCTTGTTACCCATAATATCTTGTACCCTTCCCTATCAAATGTATTTGTTGCTGTTGATATAGCAGTACAAGTTTTACCTGAACCTACGCTATGAAATAAAAACATTCCTTTATATGGTGATTGAGGTGTTAAAAATTTTTGAACAAAATTTTGTGTATTTGAGAAAGATACAAGTTTATAATCCTTTTTATCTTTAACTATATCATCGCTAACTGAAACGCATTTATTTATAATATCTATATTATCCCATTTGTAAGAAGAAAAATGTTTTTCAACGTATTTATATAATTGAATATTTGTCAATTTAGTTTTAGGAGGTTCTGGTTCAAATAATTGTTTTTTATGTATTAATTTATTTTTATATTCATATATAAATCGCATCGCATCAGCATAGTTTTTATCATTAATTATATTATTTTTTTTATAGTGATTTAATTTATCTATAATTTGATCACCATATAATTTTAAAAAATTAATTGGGTTCATCCATATTTTATTTATAGCATCACAAAAGTTTTGATTTTTATCTATAATATTACATAATAAAGGTTTTGGATGTTTATCATTTAAATATTCAATCAAATCATTATCTTTAATATAATTATTTACCTTATTTTTAATATTACCCATATATAATTTTTTATTTTTAACAAAAATATTATCAATACGAGCACCAATTTTATCAATAATAAATACGACAGCAATAATAAGTAAAGCATTAGCCGAAGGGAAATCTTCAAGCATACCTTGACATTTTTTCTTACAATCAATTATATTATCGTTAGTGTATATTTTACCACGAATATTATTAACTACCTCAATATAATCTTTGCGTTTAGATTTTTCACCTTTGATATTATTTTTAATTAATGAATCATAAAAGCGATTATTTTTTTCTTTTAGCAAATGTAAATTTTCTGTTAGAGGAGTATCAGCAGCGGATGCGATTATAATTGCTTCAATATCCGCAATAAAATTAAAAGCACTAATATTTTTATTGCTATGTTTAAGATATAAATCATGGATTGTTGTATCAGTATCATATTTTATATTATATCTATAAATATTTAGAGGCCACCCTACATTTGGTATAAATGGTAGCCCTGATTGCCCGCAATATCTTGTGCCTCTTCCAATAACTTGTGTATATTCTGCTTTTGTTACTAATGGTTCTAATATATGCATATATTTAACATCAAATACATCTAAACCCTCTTTATATCCTGAATCTAATATTATTATTCGCATCTTTTCACCATTTATATTTGATGGTCGTTCGTTCATACGAGACATCATATTCTTTTTTAATTTAGTTGTTAGAGGTTTTTTATATACGGTTGATGTTGTTAAAAGCCCAAATGTTTTGTTTTTATTTACAATATCTTGTCGCAAATCTAACTTATTTGAATATACAAGAGAAAAATCATTAGCAATTAGAGAGGAAGCAACCATTTTAGCACCATAAACACCTGAAACATCACTGTATATTATATGTTTATAATATTTTTTATCATTAATCATATCTTGCTCATCTAATAAATTTATTTTTTTAATCATTTCATCTATTTTTGGTGATAAGAAATTTAAATCTCTTTTCACAATTTCTTTATCAAATTTGAGTGAATCAAACTTATGTTCGGGTTTAACATTAGCCCATGTACCTGTATTACGAATACATAGTGCCTCATTAAATTTTTTATTCATTATATAAATTATATTCTATATTAATATAATATTTAAAGTATATCTTTTTAGTAATATTATTAAGATTAATGATCTTGTAAAAAATGATTATAGTAGTATAATAATTATTATCATACTAAATATTATGATCGCAACACAACAAATTAAATCAACTATTTCTAAACCAATTAGTTTAGATGAATATGAATCCATAAATGTACTTAAATGGAATAATAGTAAATGGAAAAACCTATGTCCTTACCTATTAAAGACAGATGGTAATGAAGTATATTCAAATCAAGGTGGAATTCTATTTGAAAACTTTTATCAAGGTTGTAAAATATATGATATTGTTTATGAAAATGAAGTATATCCATCAAGATATTATATAAATAATCCTAATTATTTGTGGTGGAAATTTACACCTATAAATCCATCAGGGGACATTATTATAGAAAATGATATTATAAATTATGATAAATATTTCCATTGGAGAAATAGTTTATGGGACTGTAAATATCCTATCAGGTATCCAAATAAAATACACAGAAGAAAAAATACTAAGTTTGCTCTATGTATTAATAAAGAAGGGACAGAGCAAAGATTTGATTATATATCAACGAGAAAAGAATTATATGTAAAAGAATATATAAGACTTATTAAAGTATTACCAGAATACACTAAATTATTAAATAAACTCAAAGATGGCAAAAATATAATGATATGTGAAGTTGATGTTCCTGCGAAGAATAAAAGAGGCGAATATGGTAATGATTGCGATGATAATAATATATGTTTTATGTCATTAGAAAAATTAGAAAAATTATTAAATGATAGTAATGAAGCATTTGGTCATGGATTATGTTTAGCTTATTCACTTTTAATTGACTTAAACATGTAATATAACATTAATGTTATTTTATATTTATAAATATAAATAATATATATATATATAATTCAAATAATAATTTTTTTGTACTACATTTACTATAAAAAGATAGTAATTATATGCGATATGTGGTTGTGGTATATATGTATCTAACACATTTTTTGAGTTAATTTTTATATATTTTATAAAAAATGATATAAAAATTATAACAAAGTAATAATAAAAATGAAAGTACTTATTCTTGTTGCTATTATAACTATGAATCATATCAATATTTCAAGTGGAATAAATGGGTTATATGGAAAGACTATTTTAAGATGTAATAGTGCCCCGAATCTTTCTTCAATGTATAATACAACAAATTGTGATAATAATATTATATCATATTGCGAATTTAAATCAGCTATTAAAAATAAATATAGAAGAAATATGTATCTTCGCTCAAAAGAAAAATATAATTACGATGCCAATAAATAATATAAGACTAAAATAAGAATATAGATATATAAATATGTATCAAACAAGCATACGTAATAAGAAGAAAAAAAGCCAGTTTAATAAAGTTTCAAATAATAACTATAATATAGATAGTGAGCACGAAGTATATGCGTATGTAATTAAGTTATTAGGGAATTGTAGAGTTCTTGTATTATGCGACAATGGAACAGAAGCTGTAGGTGTGATAAGAGGATCTATGAGACGTTTTAATAAACGTGTATTGATTGAAACAGGTGATATTGTTGCTGTATCTATTAGAGATTATCAAATAGGAAAGGTTGATATTGTTCATAAATTTAATGCCGAACAATGTAAAATTCTTATTAGTAATAAAGAAATTTCGGATACATTAATTAATGCTTATAATAAGGTTAATATTAGTACTATTAGTAATGTGAATGATGCTAATATAATTTTTGATGATGCTCTTGATGAAGTATGTAAAAAAGTAAATGTTGATTATGGAGATAATATATTTTTATTCAATAGCGAAGACGAAGAAGATGATAATAATGAAAGTATTTAAATTTTATTTTTATTATCTGATTTTTATAATTTATAATAATTAGAAAAAATAAAACATATACAAAATATAGAGATATAAAATATTTATTTAATTAAAATGATTTATAGTGATGAATATACCGCATTTAATGTTGTATATAGTAAGGATTATTCCTCATTAAAAATAACTGGATCTATAAAAAACCCTGTTTTATATAATAATATTCGGATAATTGCACCAAATCCAATAGATAGAATGAGCAATTATTCTGGATCAGGCCTTCCTTTTCCAAATTATGAAATTGCTTTTGAAAATACACCAAATATTCATAATATAGATAGTTCAGGTAATTTTGACATATCTTTTAAATATCCTAATAGTTTTTATATTCCTGATGGTATAAATAAGATAAAACCTTCATTGTTTTTTATATATACAGAGCCAAATAATACTTCATTTCGCATTCAATATGAATTACACGATATTAATGCTCTTAGAACTTTAGTTAATAGAAGTTCGCGTAAATCCCCTGAGTTTTATGGTGCGAAAGATTATATTCTTCCTATTGATACTGCTGAAAAAGTAATGTACGCATATTCACGTGCTAAAATAGAAAATGATATAGGTTAATAATATTAACTTGTGAAATTTAAACAATATATAAAATATAATAGAATATATTTGTATTATTTTTTTGTAATAATTATAAAAATTGATTAAACGCTATAACATTTATAGCTAAGGACAACTTCATTAATTGATCATCAATTGCCAATACTTGCTAATAAACTCTGCGAATCGCACTTCTTGACTTTTGAATTTGTTTACTGAGCCAAAGTTTTAAAATGGAATTTGTCAAAATAAACTTCTCACCCAATCGTATCAAATATATATTGTTTAATAATATCAAAAAAAAAGTATTTGAAAATAATGGTGTTATCTTTGGTGGCTTTGTTAGGGATATGATAATCAGTGATCACTACAAAGCTATATATAATAGTCGCAATAATTACGATTTTCACAAGTTTTGGAATAAATTATATCAACCTGACACCGCAGCACGTACTCTTGTCGCACAAGATATGGATATTTGTATGTATACAGAAGATGATGTTTCTAACTTTCTTATTGCTCTTCAAAATGTATTTAGTAATGAAGTTGGCTATTCTAATGTATCGTCGTCAGACATAACAATAACTGATGAAAACCGATATTTTAATTTGCCAATTAAAACGCATAAAAAAATCAACTACATAGTTACATTAGGTAAAATTCCGTATGTACATAATGGCATTGAAATTTCATTTGACTTTGACATAATTATACCTATAAATGCGAAGTTATTGCCTCCTTTCAATAAATTAGATTTTCTTTGTAATGTATTTATTATGAATAAACATGGCATTATTATTTCTAATAATACTGGAACTATTATTGACACTATGAGCATTCTACAAAAACAAAAAATTTCAAATATCATCATGAATGATATTGTTGAATTTAAAACTGAGTTTTGTGCACGGTATATCAATAATGATTATACATGTGGTGATTTTAATTATAATAGGAAGGTATTACAGCGTATCAATAAGATGTTATTCAGAACATTCAGATGGAATATCTCAAACATTCCAATGTTTATTTGTGATAACAAAGGTAATCGCTCTAATTGTGATAATACTTGTTGTATTTGTCTTTCTAATTTTAAAAATAACGATAAAATTGTTAAAATATATATTGATAATTCAACAAAAACAGAAAAAGTATGCTCTAACACACATGATAAATGCCTATTTAAATATTTTGAAACACAATTGGAAACAAGCAAATCAGATGGGCTTGTTGGGACAGACAGTTTTGAGTTTAAATGCCCTATGCGAAATGTAATTAATTTTAAATCATATTCTAAAAATACTAATAAAATAATTAGTGAGAAAATGAATAATAATTAAATGTGGTAGTATAACACAACAGGGTGGAAGAGAAGGAGGATATATATTATTTATATATATATTTTTTATTTATCTTTAAAATTTATTTTATTTTTAACTTTTTTGAGTATATCTTGGTAGACTTTTTTACTATACTTTATATATTAGTTCACTATTATTTTTAAATTTTGATAATGCTTGATTAAATATGCTTCCAAATGTATAACTCACTAATGATATCAAAACTATAACAATTAAATTTGATGCGTTTGATACATAGAAGATATCGCAATGTTCTGTAATATGAAGATATACTTCAAAAATTAATATTTTTATAAACATTCCTAGTATAATATCAAAACCAAATATAAAGCCAAGTAAAAAGTTAACTAATATATGTGTGAATAAATATATCTTATTTTCTATAATATTATTTTTATTATTAGGATAAAAAAATATATCTAAGTCATGTATATTAAAAATACATCTTAATATTGTAAAAATTAATGTAGATGTAATAATAAACAATAAATATATGTAAAAATAGAAAGTATCCATTCAATATTAATAATTATATTGTATTCTAATAAGATTAAATAATTTAAAATAATTATATATTATTTAATATAATATGTATGACAATATTTATCTGGTATGTGTTTTTTATAAATCAATTCAATATTTTTATTAATATTAACATTAGAATAATAAAAAAGAATATGTCTTGTTAATATATCCTTTATAAATACATTATTGTAATAATCTTTAATATTACTACATTTAATAGACATTATCTTTTTAAAAATTACAGTATTTTTAACTATATCATTATTAAATAATAATTGTGTTTTATACTCTTCATTATAAGAGTTCAAGTTATAAAATTTCTTGTTTTCATACAATATTTTAAAATATCTTTTAGCATTTTTAATGTCATCATCTTTCATATCATAATTCTCTAAAATATTTATTATATTTTCTATAAATAATGGCATATTTATATGTTGGCATTGAGAAGTTATATTATAATAAGACATTTCTGAATTATAATTATCTATATTGATATATAATCCAATATAATAAATGATGCCAAGTTTTTTGCGAAGTATTTTGTAAAATATACCACTATTATAATTAAATAAAATTCTTTGAATATAATATAGTATTAAATGCTCATCAGAAAGGAATGTAATTTTCTTTGATAAATGAATTACTATTGAATTATTTACATCTTTATTATCATTCTTAATATTAACTATTTTTAAATTATTATTATGTTTTAGAGTTGGATATACAAGATTTGATTTTTTATATTTAATAATTCCAAAATATTTTTTAACATTATTAATAGTTTCATTAATTTTATTTGAAGGACATGTTATTGTTATAACAAGATTATCAGTACTTAAATGCGTTTTTATGTATTTGGTTACCTGCTTATTATCAAAATATTTAATATTTGTTATCATATTTTTGTGATCTTCTATATATGAATATTTTGGATATAGAAACTTAAACATATTAAATTTAAACTTATAATTAGAATCTGATATAATCTTTCTATATTCTTGAATAATTGTACCTTTTTCTTTGTCTGTATTTTTGTCAATATAACATTTATTAATAGTATTTGATAATATATCCATATAGAAGTCTAAATCTTCATAAAGTCCTGATATATATATACTTGTTTCATATTTGGAAACATAAGCATTTGTTATTCCCCCACGTCTATATATTTCATCATTTATATATATTAAATTTTTATATTTTGTTGATGTTAAACGTGCAAGTAAATGTTCACAATAATGTGTTATCCCTGCCTCACATTTTTTTTCTTGATAATTACCTAATAAATAGTTTGCTGATATATATGCTAATTTTGTTTTCAGTGGTACTATTATAACTCTGATACCATTATTTAATTTAAATTGTTTGATATTAATATCCATATATCATCTATAATATATATATATATTTACATATATATTGCGTAGTATATGAAAACTATATTTTTGTAAAAGATATCATAAAATCATCTTCGCGAAAACGATTAGCAGAATAACGAGTATCAAAATACTCTATTTTAAAATTACTTATTATAAAATTCTTAAATGTTGAAGGGAAAATAGACAAATCTTTAAATTTTTCAATATTATATGGTTGTATATCTTCTATTACATAAATGCCATTTGGAGATAAATATTTATGTAGATACATAAAAGAGAATACTTGATGTTCTCCATTGTGCGAACCATCATCTATTATTATATCTAAATTATTATTAATATTATTGATAACATTTTGTAAGTCATTTTCATTACTTTGATCGGCTACATATGTTTTAATTTTATTATAATTAAGTTCAGGGTGTGAATAAATATCAATACCATATATATTCGCATACGGAAAATAATCTGACCAACATTTTAAACTATTACCACTTGAATAACCATAATTTGTAGCAACTAACCCATTTATTCCACCCATTTGTCCATTTTCTAATGAACCAATCCCTATTTCTAATAAATTTTTAACATCATATCTTATATTTTGAAAAAGTTTTGTATATCCTGGTATATAATTATGGCAACCAGTAGAAATTGATTTATCTAAACCATATTGTTTAGATAAAATATCAAGAGATTTATAACAACAATTTAGAATTTTATATTCCATCATTTTATTATTGTCACTAATCATATTATTAATAATGGTAATATTATCATTTGTAAATATTTTAGAATGATATTCTTCATAATTATCTAATACATCTTTTACCTTATTTATTATATCATCATATTCGCACCATATTATTAAATTATTATAAGGTATTAAATGATTTAATGGAGATTTCTCAGCAACAATAATAACACCATTTTGTAATGCTGGCAAACATCTTAATTCTTCAAAAGTATCGTGGTGTGGTGTTTGATGAATATTAATAATTACCTTTGTATCTTTGTATAAGTTTTCTATATCATTCTTATCAAAACAATTATTTATATTAATATGATCAAAATAATTATTATTGTTAATATTTTCTAATAATTTATATCTTCTTGGTTCATTTACATTAATAAATGTAGTAAGAGATGATATTTTTCTATTTTCTATATTTGTATATATAGTTTGATATATAGATGGTGAAATATAAATATATTTATGCAAAAAATCATTATAGAAACCAGATGATTTAACATTATATATATTAGGATTACTATAATCAATAATTATATCAGTATTAATATAATTATTTAAATTTTCAATTCTTACTAAATAATGATCGGCATTATTATATGGGATGATACCGGTTGGTGTATTATTTTTAATATCACGTCCTCCTTTTTTTACTAATGTATGTTCATAGTTTATATTAATTTTTAATGTTTCATTAGTATTATCAAAACTATATATTATATTACCTAATATGATGTTAATAGATATATTGTTTTTATTTATTACATATTTTATTATAGATAATATATATATATAATAGTCTTTGACATAATGGGGAACATCTTCATTTATTAAAATACTTGAATTTTTTTCTTTAAGTAACAACATAATATATTTATAATATAAGCATAATAAGCTTTATATGAATGTATATAATTAATATCACTAACTAACATATGTTTTATTGTTTTTGATATTTAAGTATATATTGGTCTATATAATTGAATATAGTTAAATAATATATTTATATATATATAAATATATTCTATATATTTTAGATCATTATAATTATTTAACATATCATATGTTAAATATATTTCAATAAGTTTTGGTACAATAACAGTATATTTAGAAATATATGTTGTAAATATTATTGGTACTATAATTGATGTATATAAAATAGGGTTTTCAATCTTGTATGAAAGATATAGATATATAAATTGAAGCATATAAATAAATTTGTAAAAATAATAATCTCTTCTAAATATATTATTAATATATATATTATTAATTGATGTATCTATCCATCGCAAATAGTGAATAAATGAACTGGATAACAATAATACATAATAATTTGTTTTACTTGATATATAATATAATAATAATAAATATTGAATATTATTATTACCTATATAGTATTCAATATCATGATATATCTTTGCCATTAATATCATACTTTTAGCAAGACTTTTTATATATTTATTTTGATGGTTTAAAGTAAATAAAAAAAAGTTTTTAAATAATTTATTATATATTATTGAAAGCTTACTTAGAATAAAACCAAATATAAAGGCCCATCTTGGATATATACAATAGTGTATTTTAAGAAAAATACGATATTTTTTAATATCATTAATATCATTATATCTAATAATTGGTGTTATATAATGACACTCTCTGTTAAAATCAAATCCAACAACATCACCTTTTTTAATTATATATGTTTCTGGAATTATATTAAAAACTGTCATTATATCTCTATTATCATCAAGGCCAATAATAACTCTATAACAAGAAGCAAATGGAATATAAAAGAATGGCCCATCAATATGTCTAGTATACAAAATATTATTTGATGTAATTTTTTTAAAATTATTATTATTTAATGATGGAGATACATAAATTTCATTCATATCATCTAAAATATCTACAACACATTTACTACCAAATAATTTTTTAAACATTTCAATAATCTTAATATTTTTTGAAATATCATAGAATAAATTGTATATATTTGGTGGTAAATCTTTGAACCACCAATGGGATGGTGTATTAATAGATGGGTCTTGCTTAATTACCCAATCTCTAATTAAATTAAGTGTATTGATATCATTATTTAATTTACAATTTAAAACTCTTGAATTCTGAAACTTCCAAGGTAAATATAAAAACATTATATTATTATATAATAATATAAAAACATTATATAATAAAAACAAAAATTGATATAAGCAATATTAAAAATATATCAACAAAGATTGAAAATATAATCATGAATACTGAAAATATCAACGTACCTAAGTATACACATACTGAAAATGGAGCTATTGCTTTAGATACAACAGGAAATTCTATCACTGACTATTTTATGATGTATACACGAAATCTTACAAAGGAACAAAATTATCAATATATTGAGAAGTGTTGGAGTATTAGTCCCGAAAAAACTGTTGCTGTTATTTTTAATGGACGTGATAGGATAACCGGAAAAAAAGAAAAGACTGTATCTAATCAGGGTATGCTATGGCTTAGAATTAACAAACCATATACTTATATGAATAATATTATCACATATGTAAATAAATATGGAAGATGGAAAGATCTTTTGTATTTATGCTATGAGAATACTGGAGGCGGAATTATTAATAAGAATTATGAACTAAGCTTGTTTGCTAATAAATTGCGTGATGATATTTCAAATTTAAATAATGAAAATGAGGTTAATAATATATCTTTATGTGCGAAATGGGCTCCTAGTGAAAATGATAGAAATGATAGTCGTAAGCACTTTGCGAAGAAAATTGCTTCAATTCTTTATGGTAAAGAAGATAATAAAAAAATGGAAAAATATAGGAAAGAATATCTTGTACCTCTTAGGAAAAAAATTAATATTGTTGAAAAACTTATGTGTAATAATGAATGGGATAAGATTAATTATGAGTGTGTTCCTGGTGTTGCTTCTAAACGATTACATAAGGCATTTAATATTCATGATAGTGATAGATATTGCGAATATTTATCAAAAGTAAGAAATGGAACAGCAAAAATTAATGTTACAGGTATTCTTCCTCACGAATTAGCAAATTATTATGTTAACCTCCGCAATACTCAGGATGAATATGAAGAAAATGAAACTATTGAGCTACAATGGAAGACTATTGTAGATAATGTTAAGAATAGTGGCATATTAGGAAATTCATTAGCAGTTATTGATTTATCAGGTTCTATGTTTTCGGCAAGTAATGGAAGTATTCCAGCACAAGTAGCTATATCTCTTGGTATTATTACATCACAATGTTGTAATGGAATGTTCAAAAATAAGTTTATTACATTTAGTGATGAACCTAAGTTAGTATCTCTTATTCCTGATGATTTATATAAAGAATACACCGAAAAGGGGATTGAACCATCTTTATATACTTGCTTCAAATCATTAATAGATGTTGATTTTGGATATAATACAGATTTTGTTAAATGTTGTGATAGTATTATTAAATATGGAAAGGATAATAATATTAATGATAATGATATGCCTAAAAAATTATTTATCTTTACAGATATGCAATTTGATGAGGCAAATGTAGATATTGAAAATAAGGGTGTAGAAACTATTTATAAAACAATTGTAAAAAAATTCAAAGCGGAAGGTTATACCCCTCCTAAGTTCATATTCTGGAATCTAAATTCATCTCACAAGGAATCATTTCCTGTTAATTGTAAAACAGAAGGAACAGCAATGATTTCTGGATTTTCAGAGCAACTTCTTAAAATATTTATGAGTTATGATGAGTTCAATGCTGATTTAATTGTAGATGAAATTCTTGCCCCATATATTAAGGAAATTCTAATAGATCAAGATGAAAAATAATATAATCGTAATATAATTATATAAATATTATGTTATAAAAATAATGAAATATTTTTTATTTTATCGGATTATTAACCTCATTTTTTTGATTTTGTTAATTTAGAGGCTGTTTTCTTAACAAAAGAACCTATATCCTTAGTTGATTTAAATAATCTTCCAGGGCTGCTTTTTAATGATTTTACAGGATCTTTAATAACTTGTTCAACTTCGCTTTCAAAATCTTGAATTTTAACAAATAGGTTAGTTATAGTACTTATTAATATAGGGATTATTATTATAGTAAATAATAGTATTAAGAATAAAAATAGAGATATCATAGTTCCAATTGCTATAATATCACGTCGTAAATCTTCTGAACACTTGCATTTTTCATTCATTAAATATCTGATATAGTCAAACGAATAATATATATATACTACAAATGTTAGGAAGAATACAAATGTACCAAATGCAAGTAATTGAACAATCGCATTACCCATATTTTTAGCAATAGTTTTCATAGGTATAAAAGCAGTAATAAAGAAATATACCAGTGCGATTATAGTAAAATTCTTAATAAATTCTTTGTTACTATGTTCAGAACATTCGCAACCAATATTTTCTAATTTGTATATATAACTCCAAATAATTAAAAGTAATAATACAAATATTAATTGTATAAATACACTACTATAAAAAGATAATGTTGTATCGGACTCCTTCATTATTTATTCTCTACTATTATAGTAGAAATTATTTATTTTCTATAATATTATATATTAAAAATTTTGTTGAACTATCAAACTTTTTAATATCTAACAATTTTATTTTATTTATTATAGAAATATCTTTATGATTATTTAAAATTCTTAATATTTGTTCCATAAATATATCTATAATATATTTATGTATAGTAGGATTATTAATACATTCAATCATATAATCAAATATATTATTTAATAATAAAGAAATATCATCTTTTTTATATTTTATCCATATAATATTTATATTATGTATCCCTTTTTTCCATTTAATATAATCACAATATAATTCATATTCATTGTTCTGTAATAATAGATTATTATCATATATATATTTTGGCGGTTCCCATTCTTTATTATTTATATAACTCTTCCATAATTTATCAATAATAATATTTAAAAATTCATTATCAAAATAATCAAGCAATTTTATATATATATTATTATCATTTATAGAAACTTTAATATAGGACCATATAATTAGAAATACTTCTTCATTCATATTATTATTTATAATTTCCTTAATTTTTTCATAAATATTTTCTTTATTTTTGACTGTTAATTTATTTAAATATCCAACTAATGTCCGCTTTATTGTAGATACATCTGAAAAATCTGGAATAATAATATGAACCTTTCCCTTATTATTTATATTAAAACTATTTATCCCATTTAATCCATGTTTTTCTTTTTTATTAAATAATTTTTTTTCCCATATCATTTTTGGATCATATAGTGAATTGAAACAATTACATGTTTTTCTAAGATGTTCTGCCTTATTAACAATATTTTCAGGAATATTTATATTATTATTATTATATCTATTTAGGAATATAGATAGATGTATTTTTATTACTGTATCATCCATTATAATACTAAATATATTTAATAATCTTATATATAAATATTATATATATTATATAATATATATATTATATATATTATTATGAAATTAGATTTAAAAAATATTTTTGTTGAGGAATTAGATAATATTTATAAATCTCATTTAATATATAGAACAATTGTTGTTTGCAACAATGATGTTTTGGAGTATAAAAGATTATTAGAAAATAGAGATTTTAGCGTATATGTAATTAATAATATTTCAAATATTAATTATGATACGTTAGATTATAGAATATTTTTAATTAAAGTTGATTTATTTGAAGATTTTTTAAATAATATGATTTCAAATAAAATGAATGATTTCTATACATTTATAAAATTTACATATGAAAATGATAACACAAAGGATACTATATGTAAAAAATACATTAATAATTTAGATATTATTAATAATATAATTTAGATATTATTAATAATATAATATTATGTTAGAATAAAATGAAATTTGGTAAAAGTAAAGGGATATTAACATATATTATTATAATTTCAATAATATTTATATTTGCTGTATTAATTGCGAATAAGCAAACAATGCAAGAAAATTTTTTTAATAATAAAAGATATAGCGTGGAATATTATTATATGGATACATGCGGGCATTGTATAGAATTTAATGATTCGGGTATATGGGAACGTCTTAATAATATTACATGGGTCAATGTAAGTCTTAATAAATATAATAGAAGTGAAAACTTAGAACGCGTCAAACTTCTAAATATATCAAGTTTTCCAACAATTATTGTTATTGATAGATCTATAAACAATGATACTATTATTGATTCTTTTGAAGAAGAAAGAACATATGATAAATTATTTAACTTTATAAAGAAATATGATTAAAATATGAATTAAATATTATTAATATATAAGATAATATTAAAGTATCTTAATTATAATATCTTAATATGGGTGGTGGATTAACACAATTAGTTTTAACTGGACAGATGGACTCATATATTAATGTTAATCCATGTATTAATTACTACAAATATGTATATAGTAGACATGTTAACTTTTCTATGGAAAATAAAAGAATAGATAGTGAAGGCGAAACATGGAATCTTAATAATATTACAACTGGTACAAAAAAATATATATTCAGAATAAAACGGTTAGGTGATTTAATCAGCAATATGTATTTATGCTTTAACTTACCAGATATATATTCTACTGATGAACATAGATTTAGATGGATTAATAATATTGGACATATGATTATTTTATCTGTGGAAATAAAGGGAAGTGGTAATGTAATTATAGATAGAATATATGGCGAATGGATGAATGTATGGAATGAATTAACTAATAAAGATGGCATTGAATACAATAAATTAATAGGAAATATACCTGAATTATGTGGACCTACAAATAATAGTACAAGATATACTATTAAAAGTAATGTATTATTTAATAAAACATATCCAAGTGCTAACAAAAATAATAATAATCCATCAATTAGAAATAGATTAATACAAGTTCCCTTAAATTTTTGGTTCACAAGAAATCCATCATTAGCATTACCATTATATAAATTGCAAAATCAGAAAATTACTGTTGAAGTTGAATTTAATAATATTGAAAAATTATATCAAGTATGGTGTGATAAACTAAAATTATATGTTTCTCCTTATTTCTATAAGATTATATATGGATTAAATGATTTTAATATTACAAAATTTATAAATAGTGAAAGTTATATAAATTGTTATTTAGATATTACTTATATATTCCTTGAAAGTAATTATAGAAAAACATCATTACTAAATGAAAGTATTGTAAAATATGTAGTAGAATATGTTACAAGAGATATTAATCCAGGAAAGATTACTTATAATACTTCTTCAGCAATAAGCGATTCAATAACTGCGAATAATCATATTAAAGAGTTAATATGGATATTACGCAGACCTGACATAGAATTAAATTTTAATATATATGATAACTATACAGCATCACATTTATATAATGAAAATATGGGTGTTTTAGAAAAAGCAGAAATTACATGGGCTGGTACTATAATTCGGACTGATGAAAAAGCATACTATTATAATAATATTCAACCATATCAATATCATACAAATATTCCAAGAACAGGTATATATTGCTATTCATTTTCACTATTTCCAGAAAAAATAATGAGTGCTGGTTCATATAATAATCAAATGATAAATACGAGACTTAAACTTACAATTGATAGTAATTTTAAAAAAAAAGAGGAATTTAATTATTTATTTGAATTAATGTCAAGAAAAGTTGTTCCTTATCAACATAAGGAAGATATTACATTTGATTTAATTATATTTTCAAAGGCAACAAGTGTATTTTCTATTAATAGTGGTAGTGGTAATTTTATATGGATATAGGAATATTAATTTTAATTATTTTTATATATCTCTTTAATTAAAAGAGGATGGATTTACTTGTATTGATATTAATATTATTATCAGGATATATAATTAAATATTTAATAGATACTATAAATTCACTTAATAATGAAATTAAAGAGATTAAAATGAAATGTATATCAACAAAAAATAATTTAACTTTTGAAACTAATAGCAAGCCCCCTTCTGACCAGATTAATGATGCTCTAATAAAAAATATAGTATATTTTAAGAATTATTTTGATAAATAGATATAAATAATAAACGCATATATATTTAATATAAGACATCCCTTATAATTCATATTATGCCTCGTAAAGCAAAAGTTATAGATGATAAGATAAGCGAACCTAAGAAAAAAAAAAATAATTTAATGAATACAATAATTAAAGATATAACAGTTGTTGATAATGAAGATATTATATTAAGATTACCTATATCTAATGAGCAAATAAATAAACTTAATATAACAGATAATAATACAATCAATGAATACCCAGAACCATATGAGCCAAATTGTTTTTATATAAATGAAAATAATACATATAGTACTATACAAGATAATATAATTGTTGATAATAATAATTGCGATTACTCTCTGAATAATCACAAAGATGAATTTTTAAATTCAAATAATAATTGTTATTGGTGTTGCCATCCAATAGAAAATAGAACTTTTGGAATGCCTTATAAATATAATATCAAAACAGATACATATGTATTATTTGGGAATTTTTGCTCTCTTGAATGTGCTAACGCCTATAATTTTTCTTCTCATTGCGGAAGCGATAAGGTTTGGGAAATAAATAGTTTAATACAAATGTTAAGCAAACATTATGGATATACGCATCCAATTCGCCCTGCACCATCAAGATTTTTACTAAAAATATTCAATGGACCGATGACAATAGAAGAGTTTCGCAAAGGGCATTATACAAATGATAAGACATATATTTTAAATCTCCCTCCTATGATATCTACAAATTTTAGTTATGAAATTGTAAATACCTCGTATTTAAAAAATATAACTGATAATATGCATATAAAATTAGATAATCAAAATATTAATACTAAAAAAATAAAAAATTCTATTGATAATAAACTAAGTATTATAGTTTCTTAAAAAATATAAAAAATGATATAAAGACACGTATTTATATATATACGTACAACTAATAAAATATGAGCGATATATTCTTTTCTCCATATAGAATTTCAACTATAACATGTAATGCTAATATTGGTAATAATATCAATATAAATCTTGGATTATTATTTGATAATATCAATATTATTGATAATATTTTAGAAGGGACAGATAAAGGTATTGTATGGGTGCAATTTATGAAGAATGGAGTTGATGTATCTAAAGGTGTTTATCCTAAAAAAAGAAGGAAAAGTAAGAAAAATACTATGAAAAAAAATAGATTTGATAATCAGGTTACCGTCATATATAAATTTAATGATAAATATATACCGAATGTTAAGATATTCAAAAATGGTAATATTCAATTAACAGGAATTAAAGATGTTAAGGATACAGAGCATATAGTTAATCATATTATTAATGATATTACATTAATATATAATAATATTGATAAAAATATTATTGTTAATGTAGAACCTGATTATATTTTAGATTTAAAATATCAGAACTTTAAAATTCGTATGATTAATACTGATTTTAAAGTTTATTCAGATCCTGAATTTAAGAATGGTTTTGAAATTAGAAGAAAAGAAATACATAAATTATTCATTAATGATGATCATAATAATAAGTGTAGTTTTCAACCAGGAATATATCAGGGTGTAAAGTTAGAATATTTTTGGAATATTAATAATAAAAATAAGAATGGTATATGTTCATGTCCTAAATTTTGTTATGGCAAAGGCACAGGAAAAAATATAGGGGAATGTAAAAAAGTAACAGGAGCTTTATTTGAAAGTGGTAGTGTATTAATAACTGGTGGTATTACATTTGAACAAGTTGATGAAACTTACAAATATATATGCGACTTTTTAGAAAAAAATAAAGATATAATTAAGAAACCTCAACCTAATACATTATTAACATGACATGAAAAATTATAATTATTTTCACCTCCTGGTAAATTATATATTTTATAATCATTACTATTTATGGTATTATTTCCTGGTCTATTATATGAAGGTATATGATGGCTTGCGTAAAATTGGGAACTATATGCTACCGCATCTGGTTCAATACGAGGTATTACATAATTATTTCCCCATGGTTTTTTATCAAATAAAACTTCTCCAGTATATAAACCAGCATTTTTTAATGGTTCTGGTGCTTTAACATTCGGATTATAATCTAACTCTGAAAATAATAGTTCTCCCTTCATTTTATTTTTTTATTTATTCTAATACAATAGAAGGAATTTAAAATATAACTTAATAACTCAATAAAGAATATAAAGAATATATATAATATATATATATAGTATTAACTAATATATGAGTTCAAAAAAAAGGGATTTAGAATCTAAGGATATGAATAATAAGAAACAAAAATTAGATAATACATTACCAGATTTTGTAAGTGATGGATTAGATACAAAAGAAATTAGAGATATTGTTCAAGATATTATGATTATTATAGAAAATAACAAAAATAAAACTAAACACGAAGATATCATTAATAATATCAAAAATAGCGATGATGTAAGATTCAAATTATTCATAGAAAGATATCCTATGCTTTTTGATATGGTTACAAAAAAAGAGGGTTTTGATTATTCAAGTTTTGAGTATTTTTTAATGATGCGAGACAAAATAATTAAAAAAGAACTAACAAGCGAGGATGCTTCAAAACATGTAGGTCAAGTTTGGTTTGATAAATATTACAAGAAATAATCATTATTTTTACATTAAATATATAAAAATTGATATAAGAAATTAGTTATATTTAATAACACAATTAAATACATTTACAATACAAAGATGAATTCCGATAGTACAACCTTTCAATTTCCAACCAACCTATATCAACTTGTTGAAGAAACATTTAAAATTTATGAAGAATATAAATTAATTAATTGTGATAATATGAAAGATGATCACAGTTATGCGAATTGTTTGATTTTGCTTCTTAAAAAATATCATCTATGGCCTTTTATGAAAGTAAAAAAATTCAAAGGTCGCAGCGATATTGTTTTGCTTCATAATACATATCTGCGTAAAAATGTAGATAATTTTAAAGAATTATATGAACAATGTAGAAGCGTTGTCCTTGATTTTAGTCTTAATTGTAATAATAATATTGTTGTAACATATGCGAATTCAATTCCTGAAAGGATTGATTATAATAATTATATAAATTCTCTTTATTCGCAAGAAGACAAGATATATGAAGCATATGACGGAACAATTATTACAGTTTATAATTATAAAGATGAATGGTATTTTGGAACTTCAAGTTGTCCCGATGCGAATAGTTCAAAATTTTCACATCCTACAAAAAAACACGGTAATATGTTTGATGAAATTCTATTTAAATATTTTAAAAAATATATTACTGCGGAAGAAGTTTCAGTCCTAACAACTGATGAAATTTCTTCAAAAATAAGAGGTTTATTTGTACAAAATTTAGATCCAAATATGGCATACGAGTTTATTATTGTACATCATGAGAATAAGCATATTATTGATTATACAGGTCTACTTGGTGATAATTATATGGAGATGTTTCATATTAATACAAAACAACGTGATACACTTGTTGAAAATGATATCATCTCTTCAATTATTCCATCTCTTATTGAGCATGGTGTTAAATATCCACTACAATTTAATAATATTAATGAAGCATATACATATATTAATACAACTCCATATAGTTATGGTTTAATAGTTAAAAAAAATGTAGAAGGAAAAATGAAATTATATAAAATTTCAACAGATGCTATTAATTATCGCGAAGAAACAGACCCATGTCATCCAAATGTTTGGATGAATATTCTTTCAGTCTATATGAAAAATAAGACAGAATATACAATCAAAGATTATATCGCTAATTATAATCCAAATATTAATTTACCATTAGATAATAATGGTCAAAAAATAGATCCAACATATCTTGTACATACTATAATATCAACTATTAAGGATAGTTTATATAGTTATTATAAAGCAACAACAATCTATTATCCTAACTACAACCGCTATAAAATGAACAAAGACATGGATAAACAATTTCCGGCAATTATTCAATATCATTTAGCACAACTGCGTAATCTTCAAATAAATACTTACAAATCAAAAATTATTAATATGGGAAATGTATATCATTATCTATGCCAATGTAATGATATTAATAATATTAAAACACTCATTCAATTCTTTGCTTCTAATCCTATTAATGAAATGTCTCCAAGAACATCTATGTGTTTTGCGATTATGACAAGTTTAATTTCTTAATTATGCGGTATATCTATAAAATAATTATCTATAAAATATCTATATTATTTTTTATATTTTATTTTTATAAAATAAAAATCGCGCGTATATATAGAAAGAATATAATATTATATATGGACTCTATGTACTCTGAACATCAAGGTGGAGGGAAGTATAAAGTCGTAAAGCGTAAACCTAATCGCAAACCTTCTCGTTTATCTTTATCAAAACCAAAACCAATTTTATCAAGACAACGTATTTATCGTAAAAAATTACTAGCAAGCTTTGGTGGTTTTTTTGCGGGTCTTGATGGTTTTGCTAATAAAGATGAAGAAAAAAATGAAAAAGCTACCCCGCTTACTGTTGAAAAAACACCAACGTCTGCGATGGATAACACTGTATTTAAATCTTCTATGGGTGGCAAGCTAATACGCCGTCGTTCAAGCTCTCCTCGTCGTACCGGACGTTCAAGCTCACCACGCCGCTCTCTTCGCCGTGTTCGTGGTGGAGAACTTGAAGGTGGAAAAAAGAAAAAACGCCGCCCTCACCGCGTAGGTGGAGAAGAACAAGATGAGCAAGACGGCGGAAAGAAAAAGCATCGTCGTCCTCACCGTGTAGGTGGTGAAGAACAAGAAGGCGGAAAGAAAAAGCATCGTCGTCCTCACCGTGTAGGTGGTGAAGAACAAGAAGGTGGAAAGAAAAAGCATCGTCGTCCTCGTCGTGTAGGTGGTGAAGAACAAGAAGGTGGAAAGAAAAAAATCCGACGCCCTCGTCGTGTAGGTGGTGAAGAACAAGAAGGTGGTGCTAAACGACACCCTCGCCGTCGTTCTGCTTCTCCTGTCCGCCGCCGTTAAATTAATTATTTATTTTTTTTTAATATATTAAAAAATGATATATAAGATAGATATAATATAATTAATATAGAAAATGCTACAATTTCAAAAATATTCATATAATGAAGCTTCCAAATGCCATAGTTTTGATATAAATAATATTGATCTTGCAATTATAAATGGTATTCGTCGAGTTATATTAACTGATATTCCTATCCCTGGTATTATTGGAGAAAAATTAGAAAATGATGATCCTACAGTTGACATTATAGTAAATAATGGTGCTCTTCATAATGAAATTATTATTCATCGTATAGGTCTTATTCCAATTTGTCTCAAAGAAGATGAAATAGATAATTATGTAGATAATAGTATTCAAATTGAATTAAATGTTAAGAATACAACTAATAAAACAATAGATGTAACTACAAACCATATTACCGCAACACGTAATTCTGTAAATATTAGTGAAAATGAATTGAAAGATATTTTTCCTGCTAATAAAATATCAAAAGATTATATATTAATTACACGATTAAGAATTGGTGAACAATTACATTTTAAAGCAAAGATAGTTAAACGAAAAGGTCGTGATAATGCGTCATTTAACCCTGTATCTTTATCTAATTTCTCATATATTCAAGATCCTAAAGAAGCAGATAAAACAAATAATATTTTAGATAAAGAACGCTCTTATTATAAAAATAAATATGGAGACCCTATACGATTTAAATTTGATATAGAAAGTGTTAATCATAATATTGGACCAAAATATTTAGTATCTAAATCATTAGATATTATTATTAATAAATTAGAATTACTTAAAAATGAATTAAATAGTGAAGTATCTGATCTTGTTAAAATACAAAAATTTCAAGATATTGAAGGAACATATGAATTTATCATTGAAAATGAAGATGACACACTTGGAAATATTATACAATCATATATTCATAATCATTATATCAGAGAGAATAATATTTTCAAGGATAAAATAAAGTGCACTTATATTGGATATATTTGCCCGCATCCTCTAAAAGCTTTGATGATTATTCGTATATCATTAGAGGATGTAGGTATACAAAATAGTTCAAAAATATTCGCTTCTTTTCTTGAAGCAAATTGTACAACTATTATAGATGACTTATCAAAAATTAAAAATGAATGGACTAAATTTGCAATTGATAATATTTAATTATTTACTTTTATCTAATAATAATATATATTATTGTATTAAATAGAAACATAAGTTCAAAATGACAACGGATACTGAAAATTTGAAAGATATTGAGTATATTGACGAAGATTTAGATGATATTGAATATACAGAAATACTTACTTTTGATGAAATGAGTAAAATTAATCCATCATTTATAGCTCTTGACAAAGATGATATATATAATTATTTATATATTTTTTTCAAGAATAAAAAAAAATCAGATTTAATGAGAGATTTATTTTATGAAATATTATTAAATCGTGATAGTAAGAATGGTAAAATAAATGATTTTGCTAATTATATTTTTTCAACAGAAGGTGAAATAGAAAAATATGGAGATGACAATAGTAAGGACGCAACCTTTAATTTTATAGGAAACTATAATAATAAAGCTCAACTTAAAGAATTTGTGAAAAGAAAATTTTGTATTACCTATAATATAAATTCTGATAAACTACGTTTAAAACCTGTAAATAATACAAATATTATTATAGATGAAAATAAACAATATAGCAAAAAAGAATTTCCTAAATATCATTCAATTATTAAAGAATATCCTATAATAAAATGTGGACAAATAGATAAGGTTGAGTATATATATGATATAAATGATCGCGATGATATTAATCTTCCTATAATAGGAGCCTATTACAAGATACCTACATCTACGAATAATGATTATTTATATGCTAAAATTGCCTCACATTTATTAAATAGTATTAATACTAACTATAAATCTTCTGATAATTATAAAGATATACATGAATTGATTAAGAATACTCGCCCAGATATAGGAGTAATTATAGATGATATAAATAATAATAAGGAAAGCTTTTATCTTGATTATTGTAATATAAATAATATATTCAAAAAATATGATTATTCGTTAGATTTTATTTCTGAGAAAGATTTGGAAATTTTATCAGACTATATGATAACAATAATTAAGGGAGAGAAAGAAAGAAAAAATGTTTACAAACCTTTTAAAATTAAAAAACCCGAATTAATTAGTAGAAAATTAACATTTTTTGATAATATAGATAAAACATTAAAAGTTATTAATATATCAGCAGAAATAGTATCGTTTTTAGAAAAAACACGTGAATTAATATATAATTATAAAGATGACATCAGTCAGACTAATATTGTACCTTTACAAAATTATAATATTTATGACATTATAAAACAGATAAATGAAGATAGTATTAAAATAGAAGATATTATTGAAGAATTAAAATTATCAATAAAAAATATTAATATAAATAATACATTGGATACTATTAATGATATATTAGAAGCAAAAGAAAATATAGATGATATTAAAAATTCTCGTGATAATATTAAAAATCTTTTTATACATTCACGCGATCATATATTTGATTATGATACTGATGGAAAACATTTTGTTATATCAAAACGTGAAAATAAAGCAATACAAGATGGAAATTATATAGATGATTGTGAAGGTATACAAGATGATGATGATATTATAGATGATGAAAATAAGGGTATCGCAAATAATGATATTCAAAATACTGATGTTAATAAAATTATGAATAATTATGATTTAAATGCGTATATATCAAATATTAATTTTAGAAATGAGAAAGGGTTTATTGAAATCTTAAAAATTATACTTGATATGATTAAGAAAATTAATGATGTAGCAAATATTGATATTGACTATGATACATTATCGTCATATTTATTCAAAAAATATCGCGGGGTATCAACACGATATGAAAAATATTTGAAAGAGTTTGAAAGTAAGAATAAAGATGATGCTATAAAATATGCTAAAAAATATTCAGAAATGATTCCAAAACATTTACAAAGTAGTAAGCAAGTAGATAAAATTCATATAGATATTGTTAAAAATATAAATGAAAAATTTATAGAAACCATTAATACAATATTTTATAATTCTATTTGCTTTTGGGTAGTAGATGCACAAGAAAAAATATTAAATAATAGCATATCTCTAAATATGAATTATTTAAATCCAAACCATATTGATAAACTAAATATTCGCGGTTTATTATACTATATAATAGAAATAATAAGTGATTTTTTCAAATATACTGATTCTAATGATTATGTAATAAATATAAAAGATTTAAAGAAAAATTTAATATATATTATTCAAAATGAATACAAAGATAAAGATGATAATGTATTAAATGAACTTTTAAATAAAAATAATGAAAATTTTAAATGTAAAAATGACAAGTATAAAGGTATTGATGATGAAAGATATTATATAGATAAATTATTATTTACTCCAAGTAATAATTCAAAATATGAGAAGATACATAAATATATACAAGGGTGTTGTCTTCGTAAATTAGATAATAATTTTAATGATATATCTGATTTTGAAATTGCTAATAATACTGAAATAATTAAATTAAAAGAGCTTTACTCAAAAGTAAGATTAATCAATAAAAAAAGAGATATTCGGTTTACGCCGCCAAAATTAATAAAAAAGAATAGTATTAAAAAAGATAATAAAGAAGATAAGGGTAAAAAAGATAAGAAGAATATAGATGATGACATTATAATATTTGATGATAGTGAAGGTATTAATGATATGAATGAAAATAAAGAAGATTACAATCATATTAAGTATGTTAATAGTAAACAATATGTTTATAATATTAATAATTACAAAGTGATTGAATGGTTAGAAAGTATGCGCAATGTTTCAGAACTATTACCTAATATTTTAATTGATCATTTAATAAATAGTGAAATAGATGATGTAAATACAGTAATAACTGATAATATTAAAAAACTAAAAAAAGTTAAGAAAAATATAAATACAGATTTTTTAGAATGCAAATATATTAATTATAAGGAAATTTTACTTAATATATGTAAACTATTATATGTTAATATAAATTCATCATCTAAATATAATGATAATGAAATATTAAAAAGTAAAATTATGAAATCCATTAAAGATATTAAAAATATGATAAAACATCTTTATAAATTAAATAAAATCACATATTATAATGATGATGATGCTGATAATATAGATACTATTAATAAATTAATCATAAGTAATTCATTTAATTTTCCTGATTTATCTGAAATTGAAAATATTCCAAGTGATTTTATTACTTATAATGCGAATGAAATGTATGAATATCTTAAAACTTATTTAGAAGGAAAATATAATAGATTTTTGACACCTAAGGAAATAGACGAATTTATTAATGAAAAACGCGAAGAATATAAAAATAAAAAATTAGAAAAATATAAACATTTGAATGAAGATGAACATGAAATACGCAGACAAATTAAAGCCGCAGGTATTATAAAAGATATATATGATGATGAAGGCGATATAGATACAGTAGATAATGCAGCAGATATTGATGATGATTATAAAGATGAAGAAAAAGATGATGATTATAATAATAAAGACAATGATAATTACAATACATATAATGATAATGATAATGATATAGATTAAATATTTTATATATCTGCACTTGTATTTTGATGTTGCATTACTATATCAGCTGAATTTCTTTTATTATACGCTTTATTATTACCAATTGTTCCATTAAGTTGTAATGGCAAATATCTATCTTTAAAGCTTTCTATAACTTGTTTTTTATACCTTTCAGGTATATCTTCAAAAGGCATATCATTAACAAGATTCTCATAAGTCATCGCAAGTAATTTAAACTCAGCCTCGTCTATTTCATTATCATTCTCTATTTTTCCAGTAAGTAATAGCAATTGTTGTCCTATCCGCCTAAACAAATCACATTTTTCACTTGCTTTTATAGAATTATTTAAACTCATTATCAATACACTCACTGCGTTGACGCATATATTAGGAATCTTAACATCTTCTGCGTTATCACTTATTGAATTAATCACACACATAGCTGATGAAGTAAGAACTAATGGTATAGCAAAACAAAATTTAATTAATGCCCAGTATCCACCAGCTTTACTACATAATAAAACTAATGCCTCACTCTTGCTTAATAACTTATCTATTTTTTCTTCTAATGACAGCATTCTATATATATGTAATATAATTTATATTATTATATAAAATAATAATATAATAAATATTTATATTTATCCCTTCCCTTTTTTTTACTATACTCAACTATTAAATATTCCATCAAATAATCCACCTCCTGTATTTGTCGTAGTACCTGTACCTGTTGATGAAACTGTTATTATTGTAATACCATCATCAACTTCTGCCCTGAATTTTTTTAATTCATTTAATTCATCATTTTGTATTTTTAACCTCTCTGTTAATTCTTTTATTGACTGTACTAAAAATGGTATTATTGACATATATTCAATAGTATATTTTGGTGTAGAAGTTGTAGGATAATTTACAATTCCTGGAATAGCATCCATCAATTCTTGTGCAACAAAACCATAATTTTTTTGCTCTGTATCTGCCTGTTCTAATCTTAAATAAGTTACTGGTCTTAATTTATTAATTTTTTCCAGTCCAGAACTAAGAGTTGAAACAGATTTTTTATATCTTCCATCATCAATAGTAAAATAATTATTAGCATTAACTATTCCATTAACATCTAATTTATATATAGCATCAGCGTCTCCAATACCAACACCAATAGTATCATTATTAAATATTTTAAAAAATGTATTATCTTTTTCTTTTGGTTCATATGGCGTACCAAGTTGCCATATTTCTTGTGCACTCCATGTTGAAGATAGAATGGCACTATTATTACTATTATTAATATTATAATATGCTGGTCTATTTAAATATAACTTACCATCACGCGTGTTGTCTCCAAGTATAGCACACCATTTAACAGTATAATATACAAAATCTGTATCTGTTCCAGGTAAATCATAATATGTTCCTGATATATTTGCTACTGCGTATGATGATGTACTTGATTCAGCACCTAAATTATGTGAAAGCCAACAACTTGTTCCTTTATTATCTATTAAATTATTTCCATCAGCTTCTGATATATGTTGCCATGTGCCATTTTGCCCTATCTTGCGATATAATCTGAGACCCCACCACCTCGCATTAGTTCCATAATCAATACCTATATGACATGATAAGTTTAGTAATACTTTTGATGTTTGATGAGAAAGTTTAATACGAATACAAAACCCCTGAACTTTATTACCTCTAATATTAACATTATTATCTATAAATTGCCATCCAGATCCTGATTTACTTACAATATTTCTATATATATTAAATAATGTCTGTATTGACATATTATTACATATAAGAACATTATTAGGAATAAAGCTTGTATCAAGTTGCCATATTTCAGTCAGTGCCCACGAAGAAGATACATTCGCACTATTTTCAGAATTATCTACGTCATAAAAAACAGGTCTATTTAAATATAATATACCTGGTTGTGTTTCATCTCCTAATTGTGAAGACCATTTAACTGTATAATAAACATAAATACCTGCACCTACATCACTGCTAACATTAGGTGTATCATAATATACTCCTGAAACATTAGCGATAGAATAAGATGATGAACTTGAAAAAGCACCTAAATTATTTGATATCCAACATGTTGTCCCTTGATTTTCATAATTGTTATCATTAATACCATCGGCATCAGATAAATGAACCCATTCACCATCTTCACCTATCCTACGATATAAACGAAGACCCCACCATGTAGAATCTTCACCATCTATTCCTATATTGCAATTTAATTTAATTAATATTTTTGAACTATTATGAATCGGTCTAATACGAGCACAAAATCCTTTAATTTTGTCATTAATTATCTCTGTATTTTCATCTATAAACTGCCATCCACTATTATCTTTCCTAACATGTTCTTTGTATATATTAACTTCTGTTTGTGTAGGTGTATATTTTGCAAGAATTCCTCCTTTTGGGAAATATTTTGAATCTAATTGCCATATTTCAGTCGCATTCCATGAAGATGAAACAATTGGACTATTTAAATATCCATCTAAATTATTTATTATAGCAGGTCTATTTAAATATAACTTGCCATTGGCATTCATATTTCCAAGTAAAGAACACCATTTTGCGGTATAATAAATATATTCATCTTCTATTCCTACTTCATCATAATATGAACCGGACATATTTGCAATTAAAAATCCACTTGTACTTGTTGTATTTGCACCTAAATTATGAGAAATCCAACAAGGTGTACCTTGATTATCTGTTAACCTATTACCATCTGCTTCTGATACATGTGTCCATTCTCCATCAATACCTATTTTGCGATATAAGCGGAGCCCCCATGATGTTGCGTCAACAGAATCTTCTAATCCTCCGCCATTATCAATACCAATATGACAATTTAAATTAACTAATATCTTTGTTGTTTTATGATTTGGTTTAATACGAATACAAAATCCTTGAATCGTATCATTGACCATATTAATATTATTGTCTATAAACTGCCAGTCGCTATTCATTTTTTCAACAGTATATTTATAAATGTTGAATTGAGTTTGTATTGGACTATATTTATATAATACTGATGATGTGCCATTATATAAAAGAACCCCATTTTTATATATATCGCCTTTTAAAATGACATCGCCATCAATATTTAAATCTTTATTTAAAAGTAAATTTCCTACTACCTCAATATTACTATTTACAAGCAAATTATCATTTATCTTAAGATTACTATTATATGTGTTATTTACTATAAACTTATTTATAGAACCTTCTATAAAATTATCTGTATTAAATTCATTATTTTTAATTCTAAAAACTTCGCTTTTTACGAAAGATGCCAATATATTGCTTGTTGATAATACATAATTGCTTGTTTCTTCGCCGATAAGTTCACTGCTCCTAAGTGCACCAATTTTTTGATCTATTAAAGAAACTAATACATTACTTGTATTACTTATTAAATTACTTGTTTTAATATTATCGGTAGCCCTAAGTAATACAACAGCAGTAGCTAAATCAATCATAGAATCCTCTAAATTTTCTTTTGTAGCTGTTGTATAATTACTGTTATCAATTCCGATTGTGTCATAATTAATTATTTCCCATTGTCCTGTATTTCTTGTATCCAAAGAAGCACGGCTACCTGCAACATATTTTAAAAATCCATCTTTTTTATATTGAAATGGTTCAGATATTATATAGGTTTGTGTAGGATATTTTAATGTTATTGTTGTAGTTGTTGTTTCCACTAATGGTGTTAATTGATTTTGTGATGTAGTAAAAATAGATGATTTGTTATAATCTGTTGAAATTAAATAATTCCCTAATAAAATATTTGATGTATTTCCATTAATTATAACATTACTTGTATTTTCACTAAAATTAATAGAATATATATTGCTATTATATGAATTATATAAACTGCTAATTTCATTATCTGTCAAAGCTTTACTATATATACGTAAATCACTATAATCTGTATTTGGGCTAATGAATAGCCTTATTGGAGAATTTGAAATTATTGCTTCATTATCTATATCATCAAGATCAGAAAGAATCTTATAACCATTTCTGTATATACTTTTAGTGCGATGTTCATTTATTACATAAACAAGATGAACCCAATTATTAATATCATTATATGTTATTTCATTTGACAATTTACTTGTATTACTAACACTAAACACATATTGAAGCATATTATTATTTGTGGTACTCCCAATATACATTCCTTCTGGTATCAAATCAGGAGTCAAACTAATATTTGATGTTTGACATAATATATATCGTGATGAAACAGTTTCACTCTCTCTTGCTTTAACCCAAACAGCAACACTAAAATTAATTGTTTTTAAATCATATAGTTGAGGACCAATTGGATTACTTTTAAATATTGTTTCAGTTGAACCACCCCTAATATATTTTCTCCCTTGAAATAAGTCAGTTGATAATGAATGTGAACTTCCAGGAACAGATTCAGCAACTAAATTATATTTAGTTGTATTTGGAATTGTAGATGATGTATTTGGATTTGTATCTGCGATATTATTATTTAATATCTCATTATTAAATCTATATAAAGCAAGAAGGAAACTTGTATTATCAGCGTTAATAGAAGGAAAATTATTTTTATATGTAAAATTAAGTGTACTGTATATTACAGGAATTGAATTTCTATCTTTTTCTGTAAGTAATGTACGAATATATCCCTTATCAGGAGATATAGTAGGTTCAGTAATTGGTGTATAAATAGGCTCTGTTGTTGTTTCTGAAATTCTCTCTTTTACAAATGGAACATTATTAATATAATACTCAGTAGAATTAGTTATACCACCTATATTTAATTTATTAGTTAAATTTACTGATGTTCCAATACCAACATTACCATTATAATAAATACTAATACCTGATTCTGTTGTAGTCCATTGACTATAATTTTTGCTATTTATATAATCCATTAAAATATTACTTGTAGATACAACATAATTGCTGCTATTCTTATCATTTAGATATGCTTTCGCAACTAAGATATTACTTGTAGATAGTACATAATTGCTACTATTTCTATCATTAAGATCTGCTTTCGCAACTAAGATATTACTTGTAGATAGTACATAATTGCTGCTATTTCTATCATTGAGATCCGCTTTCGCAACTAAGATATTACTTGTTGATAGTA